AGAGATCCCGATCCGGAGGAACAACTGATGGCCGAGTACGCGATCGGCTCTGCCAATAAGGCTGCCGTGAAGCACATCCAGATGCTGCTGAACGCGAAGGGCGCGCAGCTCGCCGAGGACGGCGCCTTCGGGCCGATCACCGACCAGGAAGTCCGTATTTTCCAGGCCGTCAACCTCCTCGTGATCGACGGCATCGTCGGCCCGGTCACCCTAGCCGCGCTGAAGAACCCGCATTCACTGCCGGTCACCACCCCGATCCATGACGCGCATGCCGCGATCGACTCGGCGGACGTTCTGTTCCAGCCGGTGGCGCGAGGCAGCCAGCCGGCGGACACGGCGCAGTGGCAGGCTTGGCGCGACGCGGCCCTGCAGATCACCGGGCAGTACAACGGGAACATCCAGGACAAGCAGTCGGCGCTGGACATCATCGCCAGCCACGAATCCGGGTTCATCCCGAACGCGATCAACAACTACGACCTGAACAACGTCGGCCCGATCGTGTCCGACGGCTTCCGGCAGAAGTGCAGCCGTGGCCTGATGCAGACGATCTTCACGACGTTCGCCAGGTTCCACGCGGCCGGCACTTCCGACAACATCTACGAGCCCATCGCCGGCATCTCCGCCGCGATCTACTACTCGCTCGCCGTGTACGGCAGCATCGACAACGTGCCCGGCGTCATGGCGGTGCGGAACGGGGCCGGGTATGTCGGGTATTAAAGACGGCCTTCAGTGGCGCCACAGCCGTCAGCGCCACCCGGTGTTCCGCTACCGGATCCGGTACATCAACGGCCGCTGGACGGCGCAGGAGTGGCGCCACAACGGATACGCTTGGACCATCTCCTACACCCAGTCCGCCGACAACTACACCGGAGCTGTGGTCGCCTCCATCGACATGCGAGGCTGGCGTAGTAGTACGTTGAGTGATCACGACTACACCCTGCGCAGTCTCGGGACGTTCTGATGGAGCCGCTCGAGAGGTTGCTCAACACGATCGACGGCGGTGACGGCGGAGTGGCCGAGCAGGTGCTGCTCGAGCTCGTCGACGGCCATCGGCCTTCGGTGTTCACCGGCGCCGTTCACAGGGAGCGCAGCGTCGCCCCTAACCCGCATTGCACGATCGAGGCCGGCGACTGCGCCTGGTGCCGATACGGCTATGCCCTGATTCGCGAGTACCGTGGCCAGCTGAACGGCCACGGTCGCAAAGTGCTGCTGCACGACCATGTGGACCCGACCCCCAGCTGCACGGGGGGCTGCGCCCAGGCTGCCAGCTACGACTGGGAACCCGAGGACTGGCCGTGCGCCTTCCTGTTGAAGGTCGCCAAGCATTACAACGTCGACCTGGAGGCGTCGTGAACGTGTACAAGATGCGTCACGGTGTCGAGCGGCGCCGCGAGGAGCCGACAGCGGCGCAGCGCAAGATCAGGAGCGATGCCAGTGCTTTCGAGATCAGGAGCGATGCCCGTGCTTTCGGTATCAACCTGCTGCCTTGGCAGTATCGGCTGAACTGCTGGATCGACGAGTGTATCGCGGATCATCGTCCCCTGGTGCAGTTGGTGGTGACCTCGTGAAGGTCGTGAAGGCGAAGGTCGACCCTCAGAACCCTGACGCACCGTGTGTCCTGGTGCCGGGCAAGCCGGGCAAGTACGCGCCCGGCGAGGCGGTGCTCGTGAAGTTCACTCCGGCCAATGTGGTCACGGGCTGCATGATGGACTATGTGCCGCTCCTCGGGCTGTGGCGCTGCCAGGTCGGAACCCTCCCCGAAGGGGAAGATCCGGTGTGCATCTGCACAGTCGCGGACGGTGTGGGCGTACTGAACCCGGCGTGCTACTACCACCTATCGGCCCCGAAGTGCCCTGAGTGCGGACCCGGCACGGACATGATCGAGTTCACGACGCAGGACGATGTGAAGCTGTTCGCGTGCTCGGGCTGCGCGTGCCGCTGGCGAGAGGAGCAGGTGTGACGATCCAGACTCTTGAGCCGAACTCGGGCGCTATCGGCCTCGTCGCGATCGGCGGCGTGGTGGGTAAGGGTATCGAGGCCCTGCAGTGGGCGAACGGCGACGGCTTCGACCCGGTCCAGCATGCCTTCGGGTATCTGGGCCGGGGAAGGATCGCCGAGGCGCAGCCTGGCGGCTCACGTATCACGGACCTGTCGGACTACCGTGGGCGCCGTATCTTCTGGCTGAGGCCCCCGGCAACCGTGGACATACGCATGGTCGTAGTGAACATGACGCAGTACGGCATGGGGAAGGTGCCGTACAGCTTCCTCGACTACGCGGCTCTGGACGCGCACAGGATGCGCCTGCCGGTCCCGTGGCTGAAGGACTACATCGCTTCGACGGGCCATCAGATCTGCTCGCAGGCCATGGACTGGTGCGCGGGCCGGGCCGGCTGGAAGATCTTCAACGACGGACGCTGGCCCGGCTACGTCACGCCCGGCGCCCTCTATCAGGTGTGGCGAGACCAGTCCCCCCAGATCAGCGAGGTCATCGTATGACAACCCTTCAGCAGATCATCGCCGACACCGGCAACGCCACCAAAGCCGTCTTCGGCTTGAACGACGACCAGGGTAACGGCATGGGGTGCCTCAAGGTCATCCAAGACTCGGACGGCAAAGGCTACCTGGCGGTGTACGGCTACGGCAACGCGCAGATCGGCGTCGCCACCTCAGCCGACCTGATCAACTGGCACTACCGGGCCGACGTCGACTCGCAGGCTACGCAGCCTTACATCACAGCCCTGACGGACGGCGGATACCTGGTCGCCGACGAGTACAACAACGGCGCCCCTCTGCCAGGCGGGGGAGGCCACGTGCGCCTCGTCTACTTCGCGTCCCGCGCCGCGATCCTGGCCGGCAACCAGGGCCACTCCATCACCCTGCCGCGCACACTCTCGCCGTGCAACGAAGGCACCCCGAACATCTACTCCGTGCAGCTGCAGCCCGACATCCTGCACTCCACGATCGCCGTCGGGCACCACTACCACCGTGGCTGCGACGTCGACCGGCAGGCCACCGGAGTCCTGAAGAACTTCAAGACATGGACGACCGCGCCTCAGGACACCGTCAACAACGCGGTCATCGCCGCTGCCGACGCCGTCGGGGCCACGCTGGGCGGCAACATCGGAGCCCGCGACTACTTCTGGTACCAAGGCCACCGGTACAACCTGATCGAAGGCCAGTACACCAAGGGCGATTTCTCCACCTGGAACGTGTACCTGTACCACTGGGCGACGCGGTCCGCCGAGGAGATCGAGATGACCCAGTCCTCGGGGACGATCGGCTCGGTCGGCAACCCGCGCGCCACAGTCCTCACAGGCCCAGACGGCAAGGCCGCCCTCGTGGTCACCTTCTTCGGCTTCGACCCGCAGGTCGGCCCGATCCTGTACTACCGGACGCTGGTCTGATGGGTGACATCAGCCCCGCCGAGTACAAGGCCCGGATCGTCGAGCTCGAGCAGGAGATCGAAGACCTGCACAGCGACGAGGCCATGCTGGATCGCGGCAAGGCCTTCGACTTCACTGGCCACAGGTGTGACGCCTACGCGATGGCGGTCACGCTGATCGAGGACGCCAAGGTCCGGCTGCTCAACAGCGACGGCCTCGACAGGGTGGACATCAACGACGTGCTGCGGCTGGCGATGTTCCTGGTCGGAGAAGGGGAACATCAGTGACGATGCGCTACGGCGATCCGCACCGCGAGCACATGAACTGCTGCTATCATTGCGACGGCCGCGAATACATCTGCCACCCGTGCTGGAAGAGGAAGAATGGCTAAGACCACGAACCTGAACGTCAACGTGACCCTGAACAACCCGGGGGACATCAAGAACCTGGCCGACGCGCTCGAAGGCCTCGTCAAGGCCCTGCGCCCCTTCGCCGGCGTGCCGGTGCTTCTCGAGCCGATCACCGATGAGGCGGCCGGTATCCTCGAAGGCTTCAAGGTGGGCGACCGGGTGCGCATGACGGGCGGCCGCTTCGCCGGCAAGGAGGGCGTGATCACCAGTCTCGACTTCCACGAGTACGAGACCGACGTCTTCCGCAACAGCGACCACTACCAACCTTTCGAAGTGGAGCTGGCGAACGGCCGCCCAGGCACCTGGCCGCACTTCAAGGACGTGGAGAAGCTGTGATCGACCTGACTGACCGTCTGCCGTACGTGCAGCGTAGGCATCGCGGCAGGGGTGTGAGCCTGCTCGTCCCGTTCCGCGCCGACACCGAGGATCGCGAAGACATCTGGGAATGGCTGGCCGACTACTACGCCTACCATCTGCCGGCCGCCAGGATCATTGTCGGCACCGACCACGGTGTGCCGTTCTCGAAGGCCTCGGCCCTCAATGACGCGTACTCGCGCACCGAGGACGACGTGGTGGTGCTGCTGGATGCGGACGGCTACGCGGACTGGCGTGTCATCGAGCACTGCGCGCACCGGATCCGCGAAGCCAGGCTGATCGGGCGGCGAAGCTGGTACGTGCCCTACCGCCGACTCGTACGGCTCACCCGCGCGGCGACGCTCGAGCTGCTCGACTCCGACCCCAGGCACCACTGGCGCAAGCCCGAATGGTTCGAGGTCGCCAACGCCGGCGACGACGGCTGCTACGAAGGCACCGACCAGGGGCACCATTACGGTGCGGTCATCATGGTGATGCCCACCGAAGCCTACGCCGAAGTGGGCGGCATGGACCTGAGGTTCCGTGGCTGGGGCAGCGAGGACATCAGCTTCCTGCTGGCGCTCGACACCCTGTACGCCAGGCACAGGACACTCGACACCACGATGGTCACCGCCAGCCATGTCACACTCGGCGAGAAGCACCACCGCCGCTGGGTCGGGCAGGAGCGCGCCGACGTCAACGGCCGGCTCGGGCAGCGCTACAGCGAAGCCTGGGGCGACCCGGTGCGCATGAGGCGCCTGGTCGACGAAGGGCTCGGCATCGTCGACTACGACCAGGACCGCTGGCTCGACGACGGGGGCTCCGCGTGATCCGCGAAGAACGGTTCGTGCTGTCGAAGCGGCAGTACGCGATCGACCTCGGCTCCCTGGATGTCGAAGAGCGGGAGGGAGTTCGAGGCTCGTACTGGCGGTTCAGCTTCCGTGCCGCCTGGTTCAGAAAGCAGGCCGGGGTGCTGCACGCCTGCATGGGCACGCTGCGGGGCACCCAGTTCAACTCGGCCGACCAGTACAAGGACGACCCTGCGGTGGCGATGCTGCTGGGCTACAGGGACGGCCGGTACGGCGGGGAATGCCACGCCCGGCTCAGCGCCGAATGGCTGTTCTGGTCGGAGCCGCAGCGCTTCCAAGCGATGATGGGACAGCACGAGTTCCTGCGACGCATGCTGCAGGGCTACCCGAAGTCGCCGTCGGACTGGGTGGGCGACGACCTTGAACCGTACGACGCCTGGTGGCGTTTCGAAACAACGAAGGAGCTCCAGTCATGAAGCACAAGAAGCTGAAGGCCGCGATCGGCATCGCCGCACTGGCCGGCGGATACGTGTTCGGCAACACCCTGCTGACCGCCGAGGCCGCCAGCACCACCACCATCTACGCCTACCTGATCGACGGCTCAGACCCCAACTACAGCTCGGCCGCCGGACTCAACGGCTACTACTGGTATCAGGACCTTGCTGTCGGCATCTGGAACGCGGACCCGCAGCAGGCTGAAACCTGGGGCGGCGATGCCGTCACCGTGATCCCCGCCGCCTCCTGCCCGGCTCAAGGCGACTACTGCATCTACGCGACCGAGCAGAACATGTCCGCCGGGGTGTGCGGCAACGGCAGCTACTACGCCGCCGGGGTGCAGGGTGCCGGCATCGGCCGGCGAGGCTACCTGAACGTCGCGAACGGCTGCGCCGGTTACACCCAGGAGCAGCGCATCACGATCGTCACGCACGAACTCGGCCACGCGCTCGGCATCCCGTTCGACAGCTCCACCGACCCGACGGACCTGATGTCCGACAAGGTGTTCCCGACCGTGCAGGCCCCCACCTATAGCCAGTACCAGACGGTGGGCAACACGGTCGCGGCCGGCTGATGATCTGGCATTTCCTCGCCCACATCCTCGGCCAGGACAACCTTGCCGGCGGCCAGTACGGCGCCTGGTCCGGCTGGGTATCAGACCTCGGACTGTTCTCGATCTTCGGCGCTTCCGCCGCGATCGTGCGCAAGCATAACTGCGAAGTCCACGGGTGCTGGCGGGTCGGGAAGCATTCGACGCTCGGCGGCCACCACGTGTGCAAGCGTCACCATCCGGAAGGCGGGGCGCCCACAGCGGACGACGTGTGGATCGCCCACCACGGCAACAAGTAGCCCAACCTCTAAGCAGCCCTCGGCATCATAGTCGAGGGCTGCTATCATGTCAGTCTACGATTGGAGCCCGCGTGAACCTCAATCCGATCTTCGACCACCACCTGAACGGCGAGCAGATCGAAGAGGTCGCCTACAGCACCGAGGCTCGCCGGCGGATCGACGAACTCAGCAGAACCACCATCAACGTCGAGCTGTACCCGGTCGGCAGTCCCGTGTCGATGCCCTCGTTCGCCCAGGACGGCGACATCCTCGCCGAGCATCGCCTCGACGTCGACCCCGAGTTCTTCGCCGTCATAGGGGGCAGGAAGATCCCGATGAACCGGGACTGGATGAAGATGCGGCGCGACGCCGAAGGCAACCTGTCGTACCTGCTGGACATCCCGGACTGCCCGGAGACCGCTGAACTCCGCGCCGCGTTGCGCGTCGAGCTGCGGCCGGGGGACGTCTCGGTGGCCAACGCCAAGCGGACGCAGCGGTGACACTGTCGGTCGAGGAACTGCGCGGCCAGCTTGACGAGGCGAACCGAAACCTACATACAGAGCCGCCTGGTGTGGAGGTTTCCTCACAGCAAGACGGCCAAGAGGACTGGGAGGCTGCCCGGTTCCTGAGCCGCACGCAGCTGCGTGACATCGAAGCGCCGGCCGAACTGATAGGCGGCAACATCCTGTACCAGGGGACGGCCGCGTGGCTCGTCGGAGACTCCGGGACGTACAAGTCCTTCGTCGCCCTCGACTGGGCGCTCTCCGTGGCTATGGGGAGGTCGTGGCTCGGCCACCCGGTGAAGCAGGGCGCCGTGCTATACCTGGTCGGCGAAGGCATGGGCGGCATGTCGAAGCGCGTTGACGCTTGGGAGCATGCTCGCGGTGTCGAAGTGGACGACCAGTTCACCGTGATGAGGCCGGCCGATCTGCTCGACACGGCTACACGGCTTCATCTTGTCGCGGCCGTGGAGCGACACGGCTTCGACCTTCTGGTCATCGACACCCAGGCGCGTGCCACGCCGGGGGCGAACGAGAACGATAAGGGCGAGATGGACCGGTTCGTCACCCTGGTCGGGCACCTCGCCAACGAGGCCGGCTGCACGGTCCTCACGATCCACCACAGCTCGAAGGCCGGCTCGCCCATGCGCGGCTCCGGCTCTATCTACGGCGCAGCCGACACCATTCACATCCTGAAGCGGCCAGAGAATACCACATTGCAATGCGAGTTGCTTATCGAGAAGCAGAAGGACACCGAATCGGGTGAGGTTCTCAATCTCGATCTGACGCCGACATTGGATTCCCTGACTGTCGATATGGGGGTTATCGCCGAGGCCGAGGATATGGGATTCAAACGATTGGACGACGAACACTTCCGTCGTATCGTGCATTCCGCGCTTGCCCAACTCGTCGATGTCGGCACCACCGGCTTGACTAAACCGGAACTCAAGGACGGCATTCTCGAAGCCGCCTCGTCGCTGCACATCAGCTGCAGTCGGCGCGACGCCTACCGTGCCATCGACCACGTCGTGAAGCACAACTACGTGACCCATCTCGGAGGCCGCCAGTCCGAGTCCGGAGTGATGATCGGAGGCCGTCTCATGATCATCGAAGCCGGACGGCAGTACGTCGAGTGGTCCAAGAAGCAGGACGACGAAGCCGCCCCCACCATCTTCGACGAGGTGTAGAAAAAGTGTGCAACGATCTTGATGCACAACCGCGCACAGTTGTGCAACGATCATGGTGCATTCTCGTGCACACTTGTGCAACCCCAGGTCAGCGAGTTTGCACAAGTGTGCTCGCGTGCGTACGCGCGCGCGGCTCAATTCCCCTCTACTACGTAGAGGGACGCGCGCGAGGCGCTGCGCGTCTCCGCAGGGGCTACGACGCTCCGCTCAACCTCGCCCGCTACGAAAGGCGCGACCAGTGACCGACAACCTGCGCACCATGGTCGACCGGCTCATGCGACCCTGGCCGCTCAAGATCGACTGGGCGGAGCGGATCCAAGACTGCACAGAGGCGTGCAACACCTGGAAGACCTACATGACCGTGGCCGAACTGCGCCACTACGACGACCCGTGCCCGTACCACATCGAATACCGGCAGACATACCCGGAACAGGTGCCCGTCCTGACCCAATTGGTCGAGGCGAAATACGAAGTGCCCGTCACGGGCAATGCGGAAAGGGGAGGCACCAAACTCGAACCGCCCATGCCGGGAAACCTCGTAACCCCCGACACGCTTATGTGGAACATTCGAATAGCGGCCGGGCGAATCGTCGCCGACTGGAATATCGTCACCACGTCTGGCCGCCAGAACGGGAAGACATCCGGGGTGGTGTGGCTCGAAACAATCACCGCCGTCATCGCCTATCGCACACCGCAGGAACTGGACGACGCCGCCGCCCTGCTGCGCCCCGCCTACGACGCTGCCATGCGCTACCTCGGGTACACCACCGACCGGGTCATGCTGCTCGACACCTCCTGCGACACCTGCGGAGGCGTCCTGTCAGCCCCCAGGGAGCTCGGGCAGGGCAGCATGGACGTCCACTGCGAGGGGTGGAACGCTGAGCCCCCCTGCGGGCGGACGTACAGCCCCGCCGAGTGGCTCGCCATGCACGAGTCGTCAGCTCGCACACCGAACGGAACGAAGACGCACTGCCCGCAGCATCACGTGTACGACGAGTTCAACACGCGCATCGGCAAAGACGGCAAGCGGCGCTGCCGGACTTGCGAACACGAACGCAGGATGCTACGATCCTCGAAGCGGTGAACGAACCGCGTGCAATGCACGCAAGGCGGAGTCGCAAGTCGGATCAGGGCAGCGCCACGTAGCCCGCTCACCCCGGCGCCCTCGCCGGGCGATGCGCTCCATCAGGACAGGTGGACCGGCGCGAGGATACACGAGCAGCCCCTGATCAGCCAAGCCCTGCTAGCGGGCCGGCAGCCCATCCGGATGGGTGATCGGGGGCGCTCGTGTTTTCACTGAAAGGATTGGCATGGAAGAGCTCGGAGAATGCCAGCAGTGGACGGGCGGCAGAGCTACGTCCAACGGCTACCCTGTGCGGTGGTATAAGGGCAAGCCGATGAAGGCGAGCCGGGTAGCTTTCTACGAGGCGCACGGATACTGGCCGAAGGTGTGTCGCCATCGCTGCGACAACAAGATGTGCGTCCGCGTAGAACACCTGGTGGACGGGACGGCTGCCGACAACTCACGGGACTTCGTGGAACGACAGGCTTGGCAGAGGTCGGTGAAGCGCGGTAGCGCTCGCATCAACTCCATGAAGGCTGAGGATGTTCGCATGGCGCGCAGTCTCTACCAAGATCACGGTTATAGCTACGCTCAGCTTGCTGAGTTCTTCGGGGTACCTCAGTCGGCGATCGTGCAGGCCCTGGGTTAGCGGTTTTCACTGGGGGCGAGGGTCCTCGGGATTCACCGGGGGCGGTTGGCTCGGATTTTTCACCCCGGGCAGGTCTCGCCAAAATTCGCAGCCAGGGGGTGCCACGCGTAGGGAGTTAACTCCCTTACTTGATGTTCTACCTGGCACTTCGTACAAAGCACTGTACTGACTTGACACAGCACGCTTGTCAGCACTATGATGGCCCCGATGGGACAGCTCTACCCGGATCGCAGCGACTGCGACGGCGCGCCACATTCACAAGCGGCCGGCAGATCACTTGCGAAAGCCCACGCGGAACACTCGAGCGAGTGAAGTTCAGCCCCGACCACACGAGCACACGGATAGCAGCACGGACTGGTCGAACAGATCCGATGGCAGGCGGTTCCACGAGCGCGCGAAGGTCAGCAGTGAACACATGAGGGCGAGCACGTTCCTGGGTCTCATCGCCAACGCCTGGCAGTCCGAGTGCTGGGCGTTTAAACGCGGAGTACGCCTCAATTGGAAGAGCGAGGCCCTCGTAAGGCCTGTGGTGCCGGTTCGAGTCCGGCCTCCGCTACCACTTCGGCGCAGTCGCGAGTAGACGTCCTCGCCAGATCGTGGCCCACGGCTGAACAGGGTGACTGCGTCGAAGCGCTTAGGGCTAGAGCTTAGTTGGCAGAGCGTCCGCCTGAAGAGCGGAAGGTCGAAGGTTTGATCCCCTCTAGCCACTAAAAGTGTTATGATTTAGTGTTATGACCTGAAAAAATGACAAGCGCTAGCGCTATGAAAAAGCGCTATGATAAGCGCTAATGACAGCGCTATAGCGCTATGAAATGACATAATGACTAGGTGAGCAGTACACACATCTCGGCGCGAAGAATCTTCACGTCGAGAATCTTGACGTCGAGACATATTCATGCGGGCCGGCCGACACCTTCACGGCTGCGCAGATGAGAAGTCATCGAACCCTGACGTGTCAGGGCCCTGAGTCAGCACCCTGCCACCGTCGCAGGGTGCGCATACACTTCCGAAGGGAGGTGTATCAGATGACCGACACGGAAACCGTAGCCTTGCTAATAGAAGGGTAGAGACTCGCGGCCGCTCCGCTGTCCACCGACGCACACGCCGCCAATCGTCAGGGACGAGAGCGGCGGAGCGGCCGCGTAGGGCCGTGGCCTACGCCCGTCGTACGGTCACACGGCCCGGCCGCCGCAGAGCGCTCACAGCGCCGCTCAGGGCCGTCTCCGGCGCATTCAGCGCAGCGCGACCCACCGGTCATCGTGGCGAAACCGCCGGAGAGCCGTCCTAACGGCCCAGCAGCCCCGCCCCGGTGCAACCACACCGACCCAGGGGGTCAAGGCCGCTCACGGTGGCGCTGAGAGCCGTCTGGACGCAAAAACGCCCCGCCCCCACACTGCCAGACGGCAGAGGGGACGGGGGCAGTCACGCTGCGTACAGCATGCGGAGACATCAGCCGTTACACGTTACAGGCCAGGTCAGCACGGCCGCGAAGCCGTTACGGCACGCAGAAACGCCCCCGTGGCGGCCGTAACGGCTGCCACGGGGGCGCTCAGGTCACGCGGTGTACGTCGCCATATCCGCAGCGACATTCGCAAGGTACTGCCAGAAAACCGACGCCGCCTCACGGTCCGTCGTGTCCGGCTCATCGAACTGGGACAGCGGCGGGAACAGGATCACCCGCGTGCCCGGCCGGTCAGGGTCGCTGAGCTCGATCGAGCCGCCCGGCGCCACGCTGCTCGGCACGTTCCGGCTGATCTCAGTGTTCTGCCTGGCATGGATGGAAGTGTTCGTATTCACAGCACCATCCCCACGAAGTGCCACGCTAGCGCCACCGGGAACGCGAATGCGACCAGCGTCCAGATCAGCTTATTGGCTTGCGCGAAACCGCGCATATCAGGCCTCTTCCTTTTCGGCCGGAGCGGACTCCGGCAGGTACAGCTTCCAAGCGTCAGCGAACGCTGACGCCTTCACACCCTTGGCAACCTTGTCGCCGCGCCTGATCGTGGCCGGACCGACTCCGAACTCTGCGAGCACGCGCCACAGACGCCGCGCTTCGATGTTGTCCGGAGTCCACACGGTGTCCGGCAAGCCGAGCAGGGCCGTCTGCAGCTCGGCCGTGAACATGTTCTCACGCATGCCTATCACGGCCCTGATGTCCCGCAGAAGCTGGACGCCCGTCGCAGACCTCTGCTTCTTGGCCTGCTCGTCCGTGATGGTCTTGCACGCCTTCCACGCGCGTTGCTGCCAACCGTCGCCCGCAAGGTTGCCGATCGCCACAAGCGGCTCCCAGACGTCTGCGCGACGGTCCGGGAAGGGGAGTTCAGTCTCGGCCACGAGCAACTTGGGCCATGCGGCCACCGACCACCCTTCAAGCTTGCCCTTCACGGCGGCCATGCGCTCGCCAGCGGTGCGCAGCCGGAACGGCTTCACCTTACGGGACCCTTCCTTCCGCTTCACCATGGGGATGGGCACGGACCGCGTCTCGATCGTCTCAGGGACCTTGCCAAGTCCGCCGAGCGCCATCGGGCCGAACACAGAGAACTGCTTTACGTCGCTGCTGCCGACGCTGCGCAGCACCACGCCGCCGCGCGTGTGCCCAGCGTTTATCACGCCCCTGAGAGTCTGGTGCGACGACGACGACCCGTTGCGCCCGAAGATGGTGTCCACTTCGTCGAGGATCAGGGTCGGCTTGTAGTTCTCAAAGAGACGCCACACGACGGCGGGCGTGATGGTCGCAGAGGCCTCCCAACCGTTCTTCGCAGTACCCTGAACCAGGTTCAGCACCATGGTTTTGCCGCTGCCCGGCTCGACGCTGAACACCGACAGGCGCGGCGTGGTATCGAAGGCTTCGAACACGTGCGAGTGCGCCACCCACAGCACGACCGCGTCACGGTGCTCGTCCGACGGGAAGACGATGTACGTGTCAAAGAGCTTACAAAGCTCATCGAGCACGTACGTCGTCACCTGTTCGATCGTGGGCGTCTCAGGCTTCTTACGTCCCAGTGTCACCTAGTACTCCTTCGAGTTGCCGTGGCGATCCCAGTGGGCATCGCCTTCGTCGTCGCTGTCCGCGTGGAAGTCCAACCACGCTTCAGCGCGCTCCGGTTCGCCGCACGCCGCCAGTACGGCCGCCAGCGCGTCCGCCTCGCTGCATGCGAGCGAGGAGGCCACGTCACCCGCCACGTACGTATCGAAGCGTGCTGCGAAAGCCCGCGCCGCCTCGACGATGCGCCGCTCTGCGACACGCTTACCGGCCGCCTCGATCTCGTCGCGCTCGCTCACGCGCTCCATCCTTCGTAGTCGGCTGTCGTGCCGAAGGAATCCCACTCGGCCTCGCTGGCGACGTATGAGTCTAAGGCCTCTTCGGCCTCGACTTCCGTCGCGTGGTACATGTCCCACTCGGCTTGCGCGTCATCGGACTCTGCGAAGATCTCGCCGTCCGTCCTCATGTCGTACCAGTGGTCATCGAGTTCTGACATCAGAGCATTCCTTTCAGCTCAGCCTTGACGCGCCGCGCGACGTCGCCGCGCCACGTTCCAGCGTTGGCGAGGAAGTACCGCACGATGCTGCGACCGTCCTCGTACCCGTACTTGTCGGTCACGTCGCAGAGGCTTTGCATGGCCTCGACGTGCGGCCGGGCGCCGAAGTACATGCGCGGCCAGCTGGACCGGATCTCGAACGCGATGTCGTGCAGGCTGCGCTTATCAGTGCACTGCTTTGCGGTGGTCATCGTCCCTTCCTTTCGATATGCGCCACCCACACGGTGGCTTGCAGGACTTGCGGGATCATTCCGAGCCGCCTGGCAGCACTCGTATACACGAGTCGCAGGTTGTCGTAGCGCGCGGCGGAACTCAGGCCTCGATCACGGTTGCCGTAGATCTCGCCCACAGCGACGTCGTGCGCGTGCCGATCGATCACGACTGGCCGAGGGTCGTACGGGTCGAGGATGCATCGGTAGAAGTGTCCTGTTTTACTGCCCATCGGCAGCACCGTCTCAGGCTCTTCACCTTCGTACAGCCGCTCGACCTTGTCGAGAGTGTCGCGCACGTGGCCGCCCAGCTGCCCATCACGGCACTGAGTCGCCAACCGCAGGTTCTCAGACCACGACTTGTTCGCGGACAGCGCGGCGATCACCGCAGCACCGACCTTGACGTCACCATCGCCCACCGCGTAAGCGTGCTGATTCGCCACGCGGTACCATGCCGCGCCATGGTCGCGCTGGCCGTTGTTCGTGCGGTCGTATGCTTCGGTGACGTTGCGGATGTACCGCTCCACCGTCTCAGCGTTCAGGGTCACCGGGATCACGGGAGCGCCCTTTCGGTCGCGTTGGCGAGAGCGGTACGCAGGTCGTCGGTGTAAAAGCCCTGCCACGCCTCGATCCTGCCGGAGATGTGCGCCGTAGTCCAAACGACGTACTGGTCGAGGTCTCGAAGACGATCGCAGACCACGATCTTCTGCGCCGCCTCAGAGGTCTGATCCCTGATCTCCGCGATCACTTGGTAGCCGTTCACGTGCTCCATTACGCGGACCTCTCGTTCAGTACGTTCGCCATGCGCTCCGCAGAGTCCTGAGTCGTGAACACGATCGGCTCGCCCTCCCAGTCGACGAAAGCGATGCCGCTCCCGTCAGTGCTGCGCTTTGCCGCCTCGACGTCGAAAACGGCCCAACCGTCATCGACGTGCGTCGCAAAGAACTTACATCCGTCGCGCTCCGCCTGCCGCACGTCGATGTTGAGGTCTGACATCCTGCCCATAGTTACCGTTCCCTTACGATCGTCCAGTGTTCCGAGTCGGTGCGCTCCATCTGCCCATCGGTACCGTCTACGAGCACGTACAAGCCGACGGAGCCGTCCGGCTGCGGCCACGCGTGCCACACGCTACCAGTCTGGTCGGTGCCGTTCCGTGCGACGCGACGTGCCGTCCACCTGATGGAGACGCGCGCCCGCTCGTTCGCGTCCTTCGCCTGCTTCGCTGTCAGTGCCCTCATGTCTGTACCCAGATTTCCCGTCGCAGCGCGACGTCATAGATAGCGCGCTCGCCCAGTCGACGCGCGCGGTTCAGCGCATCGTCCCGGTCGGTCAGTTCGGCCGACACGTCGAGGTAGATCACGTCAGCTTTCTGATCCATCCAGATTCCGAAGTAGGCGTCACCGCGCTGCCTCACGGCTTGCCAGTGCTCTGTCACGAAAGCCGTGATGGCCTCACGGAGGCGCGAGTGCTGCCCGCTCCGCAGCGCCACGGTCGGGAATGCGCCGTAGCGCACCATGAAGCCATCGCTAGGCGCCTGCCCGTTCGTGTCCACCGACGCGCCTGTCAGGACGCGTCGATATAGGTAGTCTGCGACCATGTGCTCCGGTCGCATGTCAATCACCTGACGCGACATGAGTCAGCCCAGCTTCCGTAGGAACGAAGCGGTACGCGCACTGAGCTCAGCCGTGCGGTCCGACTCCTCGCGCGAATCAGTGTCCTGGCGCGCGTCTTGCTCTCGCTTACGCGGCGTGCGTTGAATCTGTTGCTGTCGCATCGCAATGCCCTCACTCCTGCGTCATGGCGTCGCACCACTCGGCCGCATCCATGCCGTCGAGTGTCCAGCCGTCGTCCAGCCATTCGAGGTCTGATTCCTCGAAGAGCACTTCCATCGCGTGCGTGCTGCCCGCGTAGCGCATATTCAAGCGCTGCCATAGTTCGGCACGCGCCGAATCGGTAGGCGTCGCAGCAAGCTGATCGTAGCGGGTACCGCCGGTCACGGTCACTTCGTCACCTCGCTGGCAGGCACCCATTCGGCCATGGCGTCGCTGAACATGATGCACAGCACGCGCACGCCCTTGTTGGTGCCCTCGTTCACGACCTGCACTGCTTCACCGTGATAGTGGCGTCGCATGGTACTGCCTTTCGGTATCGTAGTTGCCTTGCATAAGAGGCCTGACGTCACCCGTCCCCAGCGCTGTTGGCGTCTAAGCCGGTCGCGCCTAACGGTAGGGGAGTTTCACCCGCATCCTGCTGTCTTTGGTCTCGTGGCAATGGCTGGAGTTGAACCAGCATGCTTACTCTCGCTGCGACCCGCGTCGCTTAGCTCACTGCCGCGCGGCCCGTAGGTGGGCCAAACCAGCATCGCACACGGCACGTGCCCGTCCGCTCGCCTTGTCAGCGATCTGCGATGCTATTTCGTGGGGAGAGCGTTCCGTCGCTAGCGGCTGCCGTCAGGTTCCTGGGGACCCTCGCGGGCGGATTTCGCTGCGTTTGCTGCGCTGCGCCGGTGCATTCCCGGTTCCGCCTTGCTCGCCCTGTGGAGTTGTGGCACCCACGTTAGTCGGCCCGGCCGAGAGTGCCTCTCAGACGGGCCGTCGTTATCGAACCGTAATACTTCACGTTCGTGCAGATGGCGTCTACCTGCGAGATTCGTGTGCTGCTTTGCTCAGCGTGACGAATATTGGACGATCGATCGCTACACAGCGTCGGTATCGTGGCCACCTAGCCGTTACACGTTACATCGCAGGTCAGAGCGCCATCCTGCCGTTACGGCACGCATGGGTGAGGTAGGTGTGCATGTCTAAGCCGCTCGGCTCACAGGGCCGCTCTGACGCACGTTGGCGCGCACTGTCAGCACGGCTACGGCTAGCACTGCCTAGCGTGTGCTGGCGCTGTGGTGAGGACATAGATCAGTCGCTTCACCACACAGACAGATGGTCATGGACGTTGGACCACGTCACACCACTGTCGCAGGGTGGTGATCCGTACGACGTGGCCAACCTACGTCCGGCGCACCGTCGGTGCAACAGTCAGGGTGGCGCGGCCATCACTAACGCAGGGCGCGCGAGTCAGGGTTCTACCTTCGCAGAGGGACGCAACACGCGAGCATGGTAGAGCCCTGATTGGATTAGGCAATGTCCAAACGGATTGCGCCATGGAGTTCCTTTTGGGATTGCTTTCAGGGATTGCATTCAGGCATTCCCCAATTGCCATTCCCACCACCCCAAAGGAATGCATTCCGACATTCCCACCATCCCGCAATCCCTCACCATCCCGGATTGCGTCGCAGTACCCTCTCATCAGAGGGCTGAGTCACCATCCCGAAAGCATCACAGGGGATTGCGATAGGCCCTCTGCATACTGCATCGATATGCAGGGGGGTGGGTAAAAATACGGTCGTGACGCAGGGTAGCGGGGACCCCGCCATCGACATTTTCTCCCCGAGCCAAAATTTCAGGGGATGGTCACCCTCCCGACCTGCAGCGATGCAAAACGGAGGCGCCTCCGTGTAACCGGGGCCTAGAACCCGCTTCGCAGTCACTCAGCGTGACGGAAAATGCTGCATAGACATGCAGCGATGATTTCCACATAGGAAATCGCCTTCGCACTAAAGAAAGGCAAAGGAATGCAGCAATATTCAAGTGCGAGTGGCGTTCATCGCGGACTTGCGGTCGATTTCAAGACACCCGGAGCCGAAACGGCGTCGACCACGCACTCAGCCTTCGATACGGGCAACGATTCCGGCGGTTCGCTGTACGTGAAGGTCAACGTGACGGCCTTCTCGGGTACCACGCCGACCCTGGACGTCATCGTCGAGGGATCCCAGGACGGCGGAACAAGCTGGTTCCAGCTGGGAATCGTCGGTTCGGACGGCTATGCGCACGGAAAGGGCTCCGGAGCGGGTACGCCGGCCCATTTCGCGAGCGCCGTCGCCTCTCAGGCCATTTTCCCGCGCCCGCAGCTCGTCCGAACCCGCTCCGTGATCGGTGGCACCACGCCGTCCTTCACCTACTCGGTCGTGGGCGTCGTCCTGTAAGAGCCGAGGAGGCGAAATGTCGATCACAGTCGAAGACCTGGTCGAATTCACCCAGGATCCGAGCGCGAACCTCGACTACGCGGTCGACTTCACCGCCTGGTTGCCGGCCGGCGACACGATCTCAGCGTTCGTGGTCATAGCGGACTCCGGGATATCGGCCTCGAAGTCGAACACCCTGTCGACCGCGACCGTGGCTGTGATCTGGGTGTCTGGCGGTGTCGTCGGGCTCGTTTACACGATCACGGTCCGGGTGACGACGTCCGTTGGCCGCGTGGACGACCGCACTTTCTACGTGCGCATCAACAACACCTGAGCGAAAGGGATCACAAATGATCTATGACCCGAATCCCAGCCGCGACGGGATCAAGTGGACCGCACATGCCCTGGTCGAGAAGTACGACGAGCCGATCGTGCGAGACCTGACCAAGTTCCTCGGCTACGAGCCGAAGTCGGCCGATTTCAAGCGCTTCAGCATCAAGCCGAACGCTGTGGCCGAGGCGCCGGGCAACCTGCTGTGCATCAACGGCCTGGCGAACATGACGAACCTGATCACCGGTCTCGGCGGGCAGGCCCTGAACTCGACGCGCACCTTCCTCGGAGTCGGCGCCACTTCCACGGCGGCGACGGCGGCGGACACGGCCCTGGGCGCGAACGGCGGCTCCGCCTGGTACCAGGTGGTCGACTCGGCCCCGACGCGCACCACGACGTCGCAGACGAATGACACGATCCAGACCGTGTCGACCTTCACTTCGGCGAACGGCAACTTCGCCTGGCAGGAGTGGGGCCTGGGCTTCACGACCGCCGCGATCACCTCGTCGGCGACGCTGGCGTCGGTCGGTACCGGCGCGGCCCTGATCAACCACAAGATCGCGAGCTTGGGAACGAAGGCGTCCGGCGCCGCCTGGGCGTTCACCGTGACCATTCAGCTTTCGTAAGGAGGCAGCATGTCGTTCCAGACCGGCACGAACGCCGAACTCCTGTACGTCAACGAGGACGCGTTCACAGCCAAGAACACCTTCACGTCGGAGGTGCAGATCAACGACCAGGCTGGCGGCGGCCCTCAGGCGTACCTGCCTCACGGGTTCTTCCTGTTCCCCGGAAGCTCGCGCAAGTCTCTCAGGGTCGTGGCCCGAGGCATCATGTCTTCGACGGGCACGCCCACCTACACCTTCACGCTACGTAGCGGCACGGCCGGCAACACGTCCGCCGCGATCCTCGCCGGCTCTGCGGCCCTGACGACCGCGTCCGGCATCACGAACAAGATGTGGGAGTTCGAGGCCGACATCGTGGTGAAGAAGCCCACTGGTAGCGGCGCGGCGACGTCGGGTGTGGGTGCGGGCATGATCTCGTCCCCCGCCGGCCTGGCGTCGCCGTTCCAGTACGAGCTGTGGGGCGGTGCGGCCCAGCCCGGTACGTTCTCGACCCTCGACCCGACGATCGACAACTACCTGAACTTCAACGTGGCGTGCAGCGCGTCGAACGCGTCGAACTCCATCCAGCTTCTGCAGCTGCTGGTTCTCGGCCTGAACTGAGATTGGAGGTGTACCGGTGACGATCTCCCCGGTCGGATTCCTGGCCGGCGTTTCCAGCACCGGCATCACCTCCTTCCAGACGTTCCAGAACAACCTGCCTGGCGACCTGTGGGTCCTGTGCGTGATCGTGAAGGACTCTGCCACGACGGCTACAGGCGTCAGCGGCACCAACACGAACAACTGGGTCAACGTCACCGGTAACTGGTTGGACGGCACCGGCACCGCGAACGAGTCCATCTGGATCGGCCAGGTGCACTCGTTTGGCACGGATACCATCAACGTCACGTTCTCGGGGTCCGTCGCATCGATAGGCATAGACCTGGTCGCGACACCGTTCCGGTCGAATCTGCCCACACCGTGCTGGGCTGTCGACGCTTTCGGGCATCAGAGCAATGCGTCGTCCACCACGGTGGCTTTCCCGACCCTGACGCCTACGATCGACCCGACCGACGGCGAGATGTACTGGGGCCATGCGCGCGTGCCGTCGTCGGCTTCGACTCCTACGCCCGCCGGGTTCACCGCAGCCAATGACCCGAACGGCAACCCTGAGATCTATGGCATAGCGAACGCGTCGGTCTCTCCGACTATGACGCAGGCTGCCGGCATCTCGAACACGATCGCGATCCTCTTCTCGGATCAGTCGAGTTCGCCTCCTCCGCTGGCTCCGCTCGTGGTGCCTCGGCGCAATGTCGGTCCGATGGCGCTTCGGCGCCGCACGGTGGCCTTCATAGGCCAGCCGGCCGGCGGTGTCGTGCAGGTTTCGAGTTCGGACGTCTCGGTGGGCGTCGACACGGGCGCCGCGCCGCCAGCCACGCTGTCGAGCTCTGATGTCGAGACTGCGGTTGACGGGTCGTCGATCGCTGCGTCGCTGTCGAGCTCTGATGTCGAGGTTGGGGTCGAGGGTACGCCGAAGATCGGCGTTTCGAGCTCTGATGTCGAGGTTTCGGTCGACTCCGGCTCGATTGTGAACTCTGTCTCGAGTTCGGATGTCTCGGTGGGCGTGGATTCGGCGAATCCGCCGCCCGCGACGCTGTCGAACTCCGATCTTGAGGCTGCGGTCGAGACTGGCCGGGTGGCGGCGACGCTGTCGAGCAGCGATCTCGAGGTTTCGGTCGATGGCGGCACCGTTCTGGTGACCTTGTCGAGCTCTGATCTCGAGGTTTCGTTCGACGCGGCGTCCATCCCGACGGCCACGCTGTTCAGCTCCGATGTCAGTACTGGAATTGAGGGGTCTTCGATAGCGGCGACGCTGTCGAGCAGCGATCTCGAGGTTTCGGTCGACCGGGGCACGTTGCCGTACTTCCCGAACCCGAAGAGGACGTGGGTCATACCGGCCACGAACCGTACTTACACGGTCACGAAGCCGAACAGGACGTTCACGGTGGCGCCCGAGAATCGTACGATAGAGGCCTGATTGGAGATCCCATGGAAGCCCCTGACCTTGACTGGGAACTCCACGAGTCGAGGGCGCTGCAGGATGCCGTGGAGGGTGGCGACGAGCTCACCATCCTCCTGGAGTTGAGGCGCCTGGTCGCGCATGAGCTCGAAGGCAACCGGTGCACGCACTGTCAGCTGTCGACGATGAACACGGGGCAGATAGCGGCCCTGGTGCTTCGCATGGTGGACCTGAACGAGCGTATCGACGCCCTGAAGGCCCAGTCGGAGGAGGATGACCCGCTTTCGATCATCCAGAACCGTCCTCGTCTGGCGAGCGTGACGGAGATACACGCGTCATGATGATCGGATCTCAGCGCCCCCGCTTGCTTCACGCCCCGCAGCCGATTATCGGCGACTACGGCAAGATGGCGATCGACCTGGCCTACAAAGCCGGCCTGGAGCTCGACGACTGGCAGCAATGGCTGATGCTCAACACCTGCTCGGTGGATCCGACGCGCAGCTACGTGAACCAGTTCACGGGCAAGACCGAGTACAAGTGGCACTACCTGCGCAACGGGATCACAGTGCCTCGCCAGAACGGCAAGGGCAGCCTCCTGGAGGCGCGCGAACTGGCCGGGCTGTTCCTGTTCGGTGAGAAGACCCTGATTCACTCGGCGCACCGCTTCGACACGTCGAAGAAGCACTACGCGCGCATGGTGGAGCTGATCAAGCGCACTCCGATCTTCAGCAAGCTGCTTTTGCCGAACGATCGCAGCTTCGTCAAGAGCCACGGCCAGGAAGCCATCACCCTCCGGACCGGCCAGACCCTCGAGTTCCGCACGAGGGCATCCGGTGGTGGCCGTGGCTTCAGCTGCGACTTCCTGGCCCTCGACGAGTGCATGACCTTGTCGGCAGAGCTGATGGGCGACATCTTCCCGACCTTGTCGGCGATGCCGAACGCCCAGACGTTCCTGACCGGGTCTGCCGGCGACCAGAACAACTCGAACTGCGAAGTCCAGGCCGAGATGCGCGAGAACGCCATCAAGGGAAAGGGCAAGCGGCTGTTCTTCGCTGAATGGTCGATCGACTGGTGCCTGCCGAGCTGCCCGCCGGAGATAGGCGGCGAGTTCCAGTGCGAGGAGCACGACGACCCGCACGCCCCTGAGTCGATGCTGAAGGCCAACCCCGGCTGCAACATCCGGATCGACCTGGAGTTCATCCAGGAGGAGCATGACGGCGCTATCCCGTGGGGCGAGTACCTGCGGGAGCGCCTCAGCGTCGGCGACTACCCGATGAAGGGTGAGGCCTGGAAGGTCATCTCCAAGGACACCTGGGAGTCGGCGTGCGACGAGGCGGCGCAGATGGCCGGCGAGGTCGCTCTCGGCGTGGCCATCAGTCCGGACCGAAACTGGTCCTGCATCGCGGCGGCCGGCCAGCATGACAGCGACGAAGAGGCGCTGCTGGTCGAGGTGACCGGCGACGGTGAAGGGCGACTCGACTACTGGAACGGCACGCACGGCCTCGGCAAGAGGATCATCGAGATCGTCGAACGTGCCGACATACCGATCGTGATCATCGACACGGTGGACTACGCGGGAGGCTTGATCAAGCAGCTCGAGGACGCCGGAGTCAACGTGGTGACACTCAACGGTCGCCAGTACGCGCAGGCGTGCGGCGAGTTCGAGTCCGGCATCAACCCGGTCAAGGGCGAGCCACGAACCGTCTACCACGCCGGGCAGCCATGCCTGGCGGCCGCCGTCGCGAACGTCGGCAAGCGAAAGCTGATGGAGATGGAGGCCTGGGCGACGAACAGCTCGAGCGCTGACATCACCCCCCTGAAGGCCGCGACACTGGCCAGCTGGGGCTACAAGGAGCACGTCTATTCCGAGCAGGCGGCCGACCCGTGGATCGCCTACGTCTAGAAGGGACGAGCATGGAACAACGACAGGCCTTCGCGCTACTGGTGCTGGGTGTCGTACTCGTGACGGCCGCGCTGACATGGCGCTTCGGCTGGCTAGGACTGCTCGTGCCCGGCGCTGTCATCGCGCTGTACGCGTTCACCGTGGACACGGTAAGCCCGGAGAAGGAGGTGGAGGATTTTGAGTAGCTTCGTCAGGACGCTGCCGCTGCGTCGCAAGGTGTCGAGCATCGCGGAGCGGATGAACCAGAATGACTGGGCTCTCCAGTGGTTCTCCTTCCAGGGCCAGGCGTACCCGATCGTCCAGAACTCGCTCGACGCCCAGTCGACCAAGGAGTCGGACACCGACTTCGGCAACTTCGTGGCGAACGCCTACAAGAAGTCGGGCATCGTCTACGCGGCCGTCATGGTGCGCGCCGCGATCTTCTCGCAGTGCCGTTTCCAGTACCAGAGCATGGGGAATGGCCGGCCGGGCAAGCTGTTTGGAAAGCCAGCGCTTTCGATCTTCGAGCATCCGTGGGGTAACACGGGCACCACGGCCGAGCTGCTGACCAGGATGATGCAGGACGTAGACCTGGGCGGCAACTTCTTCGCGGTGCGTGAAGGCACCGGCTCGCAGAAGAAGCCGTTCAAGCTGCGCCGGATGCGCCCCGACTGGGTGGAGATTCTGCTGTCGAAGCCACCGGCCGAAGCCCTCGACTCCGACGTCGTAGGGTACGTCTACAAGCCGGACAACACGCCGAACTCAGACCTCTGGGAGTACTTCCCCGTGGACGGTTCGAACGGCCCGGTCGTGCACTGGGCGCCCATGCCGGACCCGGCCTTCCAGTACCGTGGCATGTCGTGGCTGCAGTCTGTGCTCGTCGACATCGCCTCCGACAAGGCGATCGTCGGCCACAAGCAGAAGTTCTTCGAGAACGCCGCCACCCCGGCCCTCGCGATATCCCTGTCCGACAAGGTCACGAACAGGCAGTTCGAGGCCTTCATGGACAAGGTGAACAAGGGGACCACGGGCGTCGAGAACGCTTGGAAGACCCTGTACCTGGGCGGCGGAGCGAACGTCAAGGTTGTGGGTTCCGACCTGCAGCAGCTTGACTTCTCGAAGATCGGCGGACACGGCGAGACGCGCATCGCGATGGCGGCGGGCATCCACCCGACCCTGATCGGCGTCGCCGAGGTCATGATCCGTGGCACGGCCCTGAACTCCGACAACTACCGGACGTCCAAGTCGATGCTGATCGACGGCCACATGCGGGGGCTGTGGGCCTCCGCTGCGGCCGCCCTGTCCGTCGTGGTGCCGGAGCTATCCGGCGCGCGGCTGTGGTACGACGACCGCGACATCGCCTTCCTGAGGGACGACCGTCAGGCCGTCGCGCAGGTGAAGCAGACCGAGATGGCCACCATGGTCGCCGCGATCCAGGCCGGGTTCACGCCCGACTCGGTGAAGGCTGCGATGCTCATGGAGGACTGGGATCTGCTCGAACACACGGGCTACTTCAGCGTGCAGCTGCTGCCGCCCGGCACGATGGGCAACGACAAGAACGACAACAACGTCGATGGCGGAGATGCCCCGAATGCCAACACGCCCGCCTCGGGCGCCAATACGCCGTCCGGAACAGGCGGCAAGGATGCCAACACGCCAGACGCGGCCGACAAGGGCAAGAGCAAGCAGCCGCCCACGCCGTCGGACGACACACAGTGAAAGGGGTGAGCGATGACGAAGCGTGACATGCGGCACGGAATGTGCGAGCGCACGGTCGAGTTTCGCGCCACCGAACCGCCCGACGAAGGCGGTGACGGCAGGACGATGGAGGGGCACTTCGCGGTGTTCAACACTCCGACTCGAATCTCGAGCCCCTACGAGGGCACGTTCGACGAAGTGATCCATCCGGGAGCCTTCCGCAAGACCATCTCCGAGAAGCAGCCGATCGTGCAGTTCCAGCACGGTCACGATGCCCGTGTCGGCGGCGTTCCGATCGCCTCGATCGAGGATCTGAAGGAGGACGGCAAGGGCCTGTTCATGCGGGCTCGGCTGTTCGACAACGACCTCGTGAAGCCGGTAGGCGACGCGATCCGTGGCGGCGCGCTCAACGGCGCCTCGTTCCGGTTCAGCCCGGTCCGCGATCAGTGGACTGACGCCCGTGGTAACGAGGTCGACGACCGAGACGAGCTCGAGTCGCTCCTGTTCCCCGGTCGCTCCGTGGACACCAGCAGGCTGCCGCTGACCCGGCACGTCCGCGAGGTCCGCCTGCACGAGCTCGGCCCCGTCGTGGGTCCTGCCTACGAGACCACTTCGATCAGCGCGCGCTCCGACGAGGAGATCGAGCTGGCGAGGGCGGAGCTCATGGAGCAGTACGCGCGCACCATGATCCGTGTCACCAAGCCGGACACCGCAGAGCTCGAGCGTCTCCGCAAGGAGAACGAGGAGCTTCGCCTGAATCTAGCCGTGGCCGATGAGGCTCTCGACCTGCGTTCCGGCGCGGACGACGGCGACAACGACGAGGACGACACGCTCCTGTTCGACCACTTCGCCAGCGACATCCCGGTGCGCGAAGACGGTCTGCCGGACGTCGAGGACAGCGAGTACGACGCCGACGAAGAGTCGGGCCGCGCCGCGAAGGACCCCTCGAAGCCCTACGGCAAGGTCACCTACGCGGACAACGGCCTGCAGGCCGACGGCAAGTCCCGCTACCCGCTGGACTCCGCCGACCACGTAAAGGCCGCCTGGTCGTACATCAACATGCCGAAGAACGCTGCGAAGTACTCCTCGGGAGACCTCGCGAAGGTGAAGTCCGCCATCAAGTCGGCCGCCTCGAAGTTCGGCATCAGCATTTCCGACGACTCCTCGGACAAGAAGAAGTCTGAGATGAAGTCGGCCGAAGCCACCGGCGCCGTCCGCGAGGACACCCCGGATCCCAACACCGACGACGCCGCCCGAGAGGGCACCTCGTCCCCCGAAGACACCCGAAAGGTTGCTCACATGCCCAAGACGAAGGAGCAGCTCGTCGAGCGCAACCAGGAGATCCTGGAGTCGCTCGCGGCGTTCGAGGTCGACGAGGAGACCCGCGACGCGGCCCTCGACGACGACAAGCAGAAGGAGTTCGACGACCTGGTCGCCGAGCGCGAGGCCAACGACAAGTCCCTCGCCAACATCAAGGCCCGGCAGGACAAGCTGCGCGAGCTGGCCGGCAACGCCGCGACCACCGAGCGTGACAGCCGGACCCCGGCGTTCCACCAGCGCACCGACTACTTCGACGTGGACGCCCTCCGCGCTCGCGGTGCCGGCAACCTGGAGCGCACCAGGGACCTGATGGTCGACGCCGCCAAGCGCGCCATCGACGACGCGAAGTTCTCGCGCGCCCCGAAGAACTACAAGGGCGCCCAGTCCGGCGACGTGGTCCTCGAGAACCTCGAGGCCGCGCGGGTCGGAACGAAGAACGGCGAGATGCACCTCGCCGAGCGCATCCTGGTGACCGGCACCGACGCGTACCGCAGGGCGTTCGAGAAGATCGTCATGCACCAGGAGAACGCGCTGTTCCGCATGACTGAGGACGAGCGCGACGCGGTGCAGCGCGCCATGACCCTGGGCACCGACACCCAGGGCGGCTACGCCGTTCCGTTCCAGCTGGACCCGACGGTCATCCTGACCTCGGCCGGCGTCGTCAACCCCCTGCGGGACCTCGCCCGACTGATCAAGATCACGGGCAAGACCTGGGAGGCGGTGACCAGCGCCGGTACGACCGCCACTCGTGGCGCCGAAGGTGCTGTCGCGCCGGACTCCAGCTTCACGCTGGCTCAGCCGTCTGTCAGCACCAACCGGGTGCAGGCCTTCATTCCGTTCACCTACGAGATCGACCTCAGCTGGGGTGACCTCTCCTCGGAGATCACCAAGCAGATCGTGGACGCGAAGAAGCGCGAGGAGAACTCGTTCGTCACGGGCGACGGCACCGGCACCAACCCGTTCGGCCTGCTCGGCTGGACCAACGGCGGCACCTTCGGCCAGTCCGGCAGCGCCACCACGGTGCTGACCGCGACGACCAGCGTGTTCTCGTCCACGGACGTCTACTCCACCGACAACGCGCTGAACCCGCGTTGGGAGGACGGCGCTTCCTGGCTGGCCCATAAGGGCACCTACAACGACATCCGCCAGGTGGACACCGCCGGCGGTGCCGAGCTGTGGGCGCGGATCGGCGACGGCCGTCCCGACGAGCTGCTCGACTACCCGGTCTACCGCTCCAGCGCGATGACCTCGAGCCACGGCGCGGCCTCCGGCACCAACATCGCGGTGCTCGGCGACTTCGACCAGTTCGTGATTGTCGACCGTCTGGGCATGCAGGTCGAGCTGGTTCCCCAGGTCTTCGACCCGACGACCGGTCGCCCGACCGGTCAGCGCGGCGTGTACGCGATCTGGATGAACAACTCCAAGCGCATCGTGGACGACGCGTTCCGCGTGCTGCAGGTCAAGTAGCAGTCATCTGTGTTGCGAAGTTGCCACATTCGGGCTTTTTGCCAGGGTGTGGCAACTTCGCAACATTGGCAACTTCAAGAGAGGAGCCAGGGATGGCTAACTACGCCGTGCTGCGCGCGACCAAGACGTTTTTCGTGAACACCTCGGAAGGCGTCGTGAAGGTCGTCAAGGGCGACCTGGTGCGCGCCGGGCACGAGATCACCAAGGGGCGCGAGGAGCTGTTCGGCCCCATCAAGGTCAAGTTCGACTACGACGTCAAGGCTGCCGAGGCCGAAGCCGCGAAGCTGGCGGCCGCCGCCGAGGAGAAGGCCAAGCAGGAGGCTGCGAAGGCTGCTGCGGACGTCGCCGCCGAGACTGCCAAGGTCGCGGCCGCCGCGAAGGCCGAGGCTGCGAAGCCGCCCACGAAGGAGGCGTAAGCCGTGGCGAACGACATCAATCAGGTATACGCCGACCGGTCGCTCGACGTCCTCAACATCGTCGCCGGGACGGCTTCGCCCAACACGAAGGAGTTCGTCTCGTTCTCCGACGAGTTCGGCGGACTCGAGGTCGTGTTCGACGTCACCACTATCGGCGCCGCTGCTTCGCTGACGCTGAGCATCCTCGGTGTCGACGAGCTGTCCGGCAAGACCTGGCCCCTGGCCACAGTGGTGCCCGTGGCGGCCACGGGGACGCTCGTCGTTCGCATCCACCCGGCCAACGCGAATGCCGCCGCTACAGGCACGCCGGCGATCCAGACCGTGCAGGGGCAGATTCCGGGGCGTTTCCGGATCGGCGTCGCGCACAACAACGGGACCGCGAATACCTACACGGTCGCCGCGCACCTCACCCGATAGGAGTTTCCGAGCATGGCTCTAAACGACTCCTACGCCACCCTGGCCGACTTCAAGCAGTACTACGACGACAAGGCCATGGCGGTAGCCGGGACGAAGTACGACACCCTGATCACACAGGTTCTCGCCTCGTCGTCCCGGATGATCGACAAGTACTGCGACAGGCAGTTCAACGCCGCCGCGACGGAGTCGGCCCGGTACTTCAAGGCCGACAATTCCGACTACTGGAACCTGGCCGTGGACGACTTCGTGCCGTCCTCCGGGTTTCAGCTGGCTACGGACAACACCGGCATGGGTTCGTTCTCCACGATCTGGGCCACCACCGACTACGAGTTCCTGCCGCTGAACCAGCTGAACCCTGACACCGGGGAACCCTGGCCTGTGGAGGAGATCCATGCGGTGGGCGGCAACCTGTTCCCCCTGACGCCCTACCGGCGCTACGGGAACGTCAAGGTGACCGCACTATGGGGCTGGCCGGCCGTGCCGCAAGGCGTCAAGCAGGCCACGCTCATCCTGACGGCGCAGTACTTCAAGATGAAGGATGCGCCGATGGGAGTCCTCGGGTTCTCCGGGTTCCAGTCGATGATCCGGGTCAAGGACAACCCCCTGGTCGAACCGCTCATCTGCGACTACGAGAAGAACGCGGTCCTGGGTGGCACAGGCACGGGTCACAGCATCGCGGGGCTGTTCTGATGGCCAGTCTCAACGATCTTGTAGCCGCCGTGGCGACGACGCTGGAGAACAACATCACCGGCCTCGCCGCCTACCAGTACATCCTGCCGAGCAGCGCCACCTACCCGTGCGTCATGGTGCAGCCCGGACCGGGCGACTACACGCCGGCCTTCGGCGCCGGTGATGACAAGTGGATCCTGAGCGTCTTCGTGCTGACTTCAGCCGGAGGCGAACAGGGCGCCGCTCAGATGGAGCTCAACTCGCTCATCACCGGGTGGGGTCCGAGCAGCATCAGGCAGGTCTTGTACGACCACGAAGACCTCGGCCTGACCGACGGTACCGACGTAATGGCCACAGGGGTCAGCAACTACGGCGGAAAGTACACGATCGGTGATGTGGAAGCAGCCGGGGCGCTCATAAAGGTCCTGATCCACACCGATCCGCAACAGTTCGTCGTCCCGTAAGCAAAGGAGCATCACATGGCCGCTATGGTCGTACAGAAGCTGCTGGAAGCCGGCACCAACCCGGTCCTCTCGGCCGCCAACCTCACCGACACCGCTCCCGTCAACGACGGTCACAGCAACATCCTGATCGTGAAGAACGGCAGCGGCTCGAGCGTCACCGTCACGCTGGCGGACTTCCTGTCGGACGACGCGGGCGACGCCAACCCGAGCCACGTCGTGACCGTCGCGGCCGCCGCGACCGCCTACATCCCGCTGCACCAGTCCTATGACAAGGGCGACGGGACCGGCGCGCAGATCACCTACTCCGCCGTCACCACCGTGACGTCGGCGGTGCTGAAGGGGTCCTTCTGATGGTGGCGCAGCCCGACCGCTCGGTACCCACGACACGGGGTGAGTACCGAGTCATCGGCAACCACTCCGTGTTCGGCAAGGAGCCGGGAGAACTGCTGGAGGTGGACATGCCCACCAGCGCCTTCGAGGCCCTGGTGGAAGGCAACCATCTCGACCCGAACCCCGTCGTCCCGGAGAAGTCCGAGCCGGCGAAGACCGAACAGGCTGAGCAGCCGGTGCCGGTCGTCCACATCACCGACGGCGACAGCGTTCAAGGCGCCGACAACAACACCTGAGAGAAGGTGCCATCTTGGCTAACAAGTTCATTCTCAAGAGCTGCGTGGTCAACATCGCCGGCGTCGACTTCACTAACCACTGCTCGAGCGTGGAGGTCAACTTCAAGAAGGCCGGAGTCGACACCACGAACTTCGCGGGCGGCGGCAAGGAGCAGCAGGCCGGCCTCAGCGAGGACACGTTCGTGATCGAGCTGCAGCAGGACTTCAACTCGTCCGAGGTCGACCAGACGCTGTACCCGCTGTTCAACAACGAGACGGAGTTCACCGTCACCGTCCAGGCGGCTGCGGGCTCTGTGTCGGCCACCAACCCGAGCTGGTCCGGCACCTGCATCCTCCTCGACTACCAGCCGCTGTCCGGTAAGCCCGGCGCCCTGGCCGCGACGAAGATCACGTTCCCGACCCAGCGCGTCGGCATCACCCGCGCGACCAGCTGATGTCGGACGGCCTGGACTTCCAGGTCAAAGACACAGACCAGTTCAACCGTGCCATCAGGGCCCTCATCGGGTCCACCCCGGAGATCCAAGAGGGAAGCCTCGAGGTTATCCGGGAGATGGCCGAACTGGCGTCGGCGGACGCGAAGTTCAACATCGAAACCGCCCCCATCAAGGGGACCACTCGCGGCAACGCGAAGCGGCCGCTGAGGATGACGATCGCCAGGGGCGTTTTCGTCCGGGAGCTCGCCGACCATAGCGGCTACATGATCGGAACGTCGATGCCGGAGGACGATGAGCTCATCATCCCCCGAGGCTTCGACGTCGCCGTAGGAGGACACTGGCGCCACCCTCTCTTCGGAGACACGACGCGCCAGTACGAGAACTACGGCTTCTCCTCCTGGTTCATGCTGCCCATGAATGAGGCTACTGACGACGGACGTGCTAAGCTGGTCTCGCTCCTGGAACAGGTTGCTGAGAACACGGCTCGAATGTCGTCCTGAACCAGGCTACTGACCGCCGGTCGGCGTCGCGGGTCGCCGGCCGGCACAGCAGGGAACGAACCCGCAATCCCGCATGAGAGGAACACCCGCAATGGCTCTTCTTTCGAAGAACGCGATTCTCGACTCCAGCCCGCGCACCTACCGGACGGTCACGATCCCGGAGTGGGGCGGCGACTTGCGCCTGCAGTCCCTGACGGGCAAGGAGCGCGACTCCTTCGAGCAGTCCCTGTCGGTGACGCGCGGCAACAAGACCAAGCCGAACCTGGACAACTTCCGGGCCCGCATGGTCGCGCTGTGCGCCGTGGACGAGAACGGCGATCTGCTGTTCACGAACCGCGTCGACATCTCAGCCCTCGGCGACAAGAACGTGGCCGGCCTGCAGCGCGCCTACAAGGCCTGCCAGGAGCTCAACGGCATGGGCGAGGACGAGGACGACACGGTGGAGGCCGAGGCGGAGGATTTCGACGAGCCGACTCCCGTCGCGCTTTCTACTTCCGTCTAGCTGCCGAGCTCCACTGCACGGTGGATGAGCTTCTCCGCAAGATCCCGTCCTACGAGCTGACCCAGTGGAAGGCCTACGAGCGTGCCTTCGGGCCGCTCGGGAACTTCTATGCGGCGGACGTGTGGGCAGGGATACACGAGCAGCTGCAGCGTATAGCGGCACTGCTCACGGAGGGCGGCAAAGCCACCGTGGAGCGCCTACCGAGGCCCATGGAGGTCTACAAGGTGGCGCTGGAGCGCCAGGAGATAGAGGAGCAGGCCGAGGAGATCTCGGACGAGGAGTCGAACCGGGCGGCCATCGCCGCCATGAACATGATGTTTGACGCGCGCTGATTTTGGGGCGCCAGAGTGGCTTAGGTCACTCTGGCGCCCCATTTTTTTGCGTTTATCGCAGAACTATGAGACAATCGAACGTTGAGCACCAGCTCTGCGTCGCTCGAGGGAGGTGCCGTGGCCGACTCAGATCTCAAGTATACGATCTCCTCCAGCTACGACGGCAAGGGCGCTGACGCAGCCGCTGCTCAACTTAAGGCCCTGAAGGACCAGCTCGATAGCCTCCAGAACAAGAAGCTGCAGCTCACTGCCGACTCCGCGCAGGTCACGGCCGAGATCAATCGGGTCAAGCAGCAGATCAGCACCCTCAACGGCCAGATCAAGCTGGGGCTCGACGATGCCGACGCCATGGCGCGCCTCGCCGAGCTGAAGGCGAAGCTGCAGGAGCTGCAGGACAAGAAGCTGGCGATACGGGCCGATGCGAGCGATCTAGACGTCGAGATCTCCAAGGTCAGGCTGGCTCTGGCGTCGCTGCCGGACAAGAAGACCATCAAGATCGACGAGGATTCCTCGTCCGCCCGCGCGGACCTGAAGGACCTCAAGGACCAGTTCGACCAGACGCAGAAGGAAATCCAGGACAGCTGGAAGCGGACCCAGTCCGCCGGAACGGCCGCGACGTTCTCGATCGCCACCGCCATCGCGTCCCTCATCGTCTCGATGACCCCCATCGCCGCCGCCGCCATCTCGGCCGGCGGTGCTATCGTGTCTGGGTTCGGATCTGCGGGACTCGCGGCCGGCGCGTTCGGCCTGTCTCTGCGAAGCACGATCACGAGCGCGCAGGGCATGGCGACGAACGCCTACAACCTGCAGATGAAGATCCAGCAGCAGGAGATGGCCCTCAACAGCCTGACCAAGGGCAGCGCGTCGTACAACAGCATGGTGAACCAGATCAAGGTAAACCAGGCCGCGCTCACCCAGGTTATGGGGCAGGGTACGCCCGTTCAGAACCAGCTGGCCGTCAGTATCCTGAACCTGCACATGCAGTGGAACAACCTGCAGACGATCATGGAGAAGGCTACCGGTCCGCTGATCCAGAGCGGCATCCACGTCATCAGCTCCATGATGCAGGCGATGGTGCCACTGGTCGTATCGGTCGCGAACGCGCTGAAGCCGATGATGGATCAGCTGGTCCGGTTCACCTCGGGCGGCTCTAGCGGCATCACGAACAGCGGTTTCGCGAAGATGATCCAGTGGATCGAGGCTGTGGGTGTTCCGAACCTGCAGTCCGCGATCCAGATCGCGCACAACCTGATCATCACTGTTTCGCAGATCTTCGTGGCCTGGGGCGACTCGGGTACGAACATGATGAACGACATGGTGCGTATCACCGCCGAGATCGACAAGTGGGGCGCGGGCGGCGGCTTCGCCAGGTTCCAGCAGCAGATCCAGCAGAACATGCCGATGATCAAGCAGTTCTTCACGGCCCTATGGGAAGCCATCGCTAAGCTGACGGTGTCTGCCTACCAGTTCGGCCCGGTCGGACTGTCAATGCTGGACATCGTGCTCAGGCTGGCTGCCGCGCTGCCCATCCAGGCTGTGCAGGCCCTGTTCGTGGCGTTCATGGCCTACAAGGCTGTCGCTTCGACGGTGGCCATCTTCAGCGCGGTCGGCACCGCCGTGAAGGGTATCGAGCTCGGCTTCAAGGGTGCGCAGGTGGCCCTGGCGTCGTTCAAGCTGGCGCAGGAGGGTACGGCGGCCGCAACAGACACACTCGCCGCGTCGCAGATGGCTCTCACGAAGGCCACCTCGGAGGGCAAGGACGCTACCGAGGCGAACAGCGCTGCGCAAATGCTGTCGAAGATCGGCACGATAGCCAGCGCCATCGCCGACGGCATCGCCACCGCCGCGCAGGCCGCCTGGAACGCCGCTGTGGCAGTGTTCGACGTTCTGATCTCGCCGCTCGTGCTCCTGATTGGCGGCATCGTCATCGCCGTCGCGGCGGTCGGCTTCGGGATCTACGAGCTCGTCACGCACTGGACCACCGTGTGGCGCGACATCAAGGGCGCCTTCGTCGCCGCCTGGGACTTCATGAAGGGCGTCTTCAACGAGGTCGTCGAGTTCGCTCGAGGCAAGTGGGGCATCTTCGTCACAGCCATCCCAGTGGTCGGCTGGCTGATCTACATCTACGCCAACTGGCAGCGCATCCTGGGCGACGTGAAGCGCTACTGGGATGAAACGTGGAGCGCCGTCAAGTCAGCCTTCGACGAAGCTGTCTCGTTCCTGCGCGGCAAGTTCGGCATACTCGTGACCGCCCTCCCCTTCGTCGGCTGGCTGCTTTACATCGCCGCCAACTGGCAGCGCATCATGGGCGACATCAGGCACTACTTCGAAGACGCCGTCAACGGCATAAAGACCGCCTGGGACACCGTCTCAAACGCGCTGAAGTCGGCTTGGGACACGACAGCCAACGCGCTGAAGTCGGCCTGGGACACGGCCTGGAATGGTATCAAGTCGTCCGCGCAGACCGTTTGGGACGCGCTGAAGACGGCTTGGGACACGGTTCTCAATGCCCTGAAGACCGCTTGGGACACGGTCAGCAGCGCCCTGACTGGAGCCTGGAACACGGTGTGGAACGCCCTGAAGACGGCCGCGCAGACCGTTTGGGATGCCCTGAAGACCGCCTGGGACACGATCATCAATGGTCTGAAGTCGACCTGGGACACCGTGTCGTCCGCGCTGAGCAGCGCGTGGAGCAACATCTGGAACACGATGAAGTCCGCTGCGAACACCGTGTGGTCCTGGATCACCAGTACGTGGAACAGCATCACCGGCACGCTGAAGTCGACCTGGGACACCATCAGCTCGTCGCTCAGCGGGGCGTGGAGCGGATTCTGGAACGGCCTCAAGGGCGCCGTCTCGCAGGCCAAGACCGATATCGGCAGCATCTGGGACGGCATCAAGGCCGTCTTCGCCACCCCGGTCAACTTCGTCATCGGAGTCTGGGACACCGTGGCCGACGTGATCGGCGTCGGACACATCAACCCGATCCCGAACGAGCCCGGCTTCTTCAAGCTAGCCGAGGGCGGCCAGGTGCACGGTGCCGGTGGCCCCAGGGATGATAAGGTCCCCGGCTGGCTGTCCGACAAGGAGTTCGTGCTCAACGCCGACGCCACCCAGCATTGGGGGCTGGACGCGCTGTACGCGCTGAACAACAAGCAGATGCCTGACACGTTCGGCATGGCGTCGGGCGGCACGATCCAGCGCTGGCCCGGATTCCACCTGGCCGGTGGCGACACGGGCGCGGGCCAGACCGGTGCGACTTCGACGCAGGGTGCTCAGGGTGCTGGCACCAGCGCCAGCAAGACCATCGTCAGGACGAACCTGGCCGGCTCTGGCGTGTTCGACTCGATCATGCACGGGTTGACGCACCCGCTGTCGACGCTCAAGAACCTGGCCGCCGATGTCGTGTACGACGTCGCGAAGCCGATCCTGGACAGCATCGTGGCCGCCATCCCGGACCCGGCGCCCGGCTTCAAGACTTCGACCGGTGGCGGCGGAATGCCGAAGGCTGGCGGCCAGAAGATCGAGGACTCGATCCTGGCGAAGCTGAAGTCCGCGCAGACCACCGCGAAGAGCGTGGGCGGCACCATCCCGACCGGCAACCGTCTCCAGGTGATCGTCGAAGCCCTGAAGGCCGACAACGTGCCGATCACCGCGTGGCCAGAATGGGAGGCCGGACTCAATACACTGATCACGCGCGAGTCCGGCTGGAGCCCGAACGCCGTAAACAACACCGACTCGAACGCCAAGGCCGGGACGCCGTCCACCGGCCTCACGCAGACGATCAAGCCGACATTCGAGGCCTACCGCAACAAGTCGCTGCCGGACAACATGATGGACCCGGTGGCGAACATCGCCGCCGCGATCAACTACATCAACGCCGTGTACGGCGGCATCGCCCACGTGCAGCAGGCCAATGCCAACATGCCCCCAAAGGGCTACGACATGGGCGGCGCCCTGATGCCCGGCCTCACCCTGGCCAACAACACCACCGGTGTCCCCGAAGGCGTCCTAAACCCGACCGGGCTGGCCTCCATCGGCGGCCTGTCGAACCTGAACATGCTGAACGCCGGGGTGAGCCCGACGGCGAAGGCGTCCACGTCCGCGACGGGCGGCATGGGCGCGGCGGTCGTACTGAACATGCCGGTAACCGTGAACTGCACGTCCACCGACCCTGAGGGGATCATCGAGCAGGTGGAAGAGGATCTGCTGCCGAAGCTGACCACACTGATTAAGGCTGGGACGCGCTGATGGCTATCACGAACATCAACCCGGTTGCCGACGTTGAAAACGACGGCTGGGCGATCGTGGGCGGCGACACGTCGATGTGGCAAGCCCTGGCCAGCAACGTGGACACGAACTACCTGACTAGCCCCGGCACCAACGGGATGGCGATGGTGTCGTACCCGATCGATGCCACGGCGATCCCGGCCGGCGCGACTATTCAGTCCGTATCGGTAGCGGTGCGGGCGAGCCTGGGCGCGGGCACGAACACGTCGGCCAACCCGTCCTCGTTCACCACGGCCCTCGTGTGTATCGACGACCCGTCTACCTACGTGCAGCGCACCACGAGGCCGACGAACAGCTCCGCGTCGCCCGCGACGTTCACGGTGGCGAACTACCGGCGTGACCCGCACGGCAACCACTGGGACATCGAAGGTCTCAACAACATCGAGATGCGCGTGTTTTCCTACAACGCCATCTCGGACCTGATTCGCGTCTACGAGATGTTCCTGGCCGTCTACTACACGGCGATCCCGGTGGTGACGGTCGTGAACCCGGCGGGCAACATCTCGACGGCTTCACCGACGATATCGTGGACGTACAGGCAGACCGACGGCGACTTCCAGGCTTCCGCCGAGTATAAGATCTTCCCGGCGACCACTGTGGCTTCGCCTTCGTTCAACCCTGACATCTCGTCGCCCGTGTTCGAGGGCGTTGTGCAGGGTTCGAGGACGTCGGTTCAGATTCCCGGCTCTATCCCGTCGAACAGCTACTTCTTCTACGTGCAGTCGACGTCGAACAACGGAGCCAAGTCGGCCTGGTCTTTCCAGCAGGCCAATGTCGTCGCGCCTTCGCCCGGAGTTCCCGGCGTGCCCGACCCTTCCGGCAACACGCCCGTGGGCTCTGGCATCGTGGCCGTCACGCCCGACTACGTCAACGGCTGCTCGATCCTGACGGTGCAGGACACGTCGAATCTGATGAGCGTGCACGAAGCCGACGTCACGATCGACGACACCGGAGCGCGCTGGAAGACCGTGAACTGCACGGTCGCCGAGTCGACCGACTACCTGTTCCCTGGCGACACGAACCAGGTGTGGAAGATAGTTGCGACGGCCAACGGCGACATGTCGATCACGACCGGGTTCGTCCCGGTAGCGCAGGCTTCGGTGGGTATTGCCCAGCAACTGACTGCCACGGGGCAGATGCTGGCCGCCGTGACGGGGCGCACCGTGTTCATGTGGATCGAGTACTTCGACGCGAACTACAACCTGCTGTCCACGGTGACGAGCACAGCTCTGGCTGACGCCGCCGCGCCCGCGTGGATGCAGGTGGCGATGTCGGATACTTCCGTGAACCAGGGGGCCGTGTACTCGAACGTCACCTACCAGGTGAAGTCCGCCGTCGCCAGCGAGGCCCACTACCTGACGCACGCGGGTCTGCTGTACGGCAACCAGACTCCTTTCTCGAGCGGCGGCCACGCTTCGCAGAACCTGCTCGACTCGTGGTATTCGAACGGCCAGGGGACGGCGCCGGCCGGCGACTCGTGGGTGATGAGCCCCGGCAGCACCTACGCCAGCTCCACCACGTTCGGCTTCACGGGCAGCGGCTTCGACGGCACGAACATCAACACGATGACATACGCGGGCACCTCGGCCAGTATCGCCTTGCGCGCCGTGGGCACCGTCTTCACGGACTCGTCGAGCAACAACACGTACACGCTGAACAAGCCGGCCGGCGTGACCACGAACGATCTGATGGTCGCGTTCGTCACCACCGAGCTCGCTACCGGCACGACGATCAGTGTCCCGGCCGGGTGGGTCCTGATCGACTCCTCGACCGTGCACAAGTCCTCCACGGACATGTGCCTGTTCGTCCTGGCGCGCACCGCTGGAGGCTCCGAGCCAAGCACCTGGTCGGGGACTCTGTCGACCAGTTCCGTGAAGCGAGGCGCCGTCGTCGTCGCGTACTCGGGGGCTGCGAGCATCAGCGCCCAGTTCATCTCAGAGGCGCAGTCCGCCACGGCCACCGCCGGGACTGTGTTCACGTCGCCGACCGTGATCAACACGGACCCGAACGCCTGGCGTATCAGCGTCTTCTCGGTGAACGCCTCGAGCACGCCCACAATCACGGCCAACACCCAGGCGCCTGGCGGCAACCCGATCCAGTACGTGGGCGCGGCTCCGGCGTGGATCAGCCACGACAGCACGAGTACTTACACGATCAACCGGCCGGCGAACGTGCTCAACGGCGACCTGATGATCGCCGCGATCAGCTGCGACGAGTATGCGGGCACGATGACCGCCCCGACAGGGTGGACGATCGTTCGGCAGAAGGTCGGCAGCACGACAGGCGGCACCGGAGGCGCCGGCCAGGGTGCCTTCATGGTTCTGAAGAGGACTGCCGGCAGCTCCGAGCCTGCCTCTTGGCAGGGCACGATGGCCTCCAGTTCGATCCCGTACCCGAAGATCGCCGAGTGCGTCGCCTACCGTAACTGCGCGGCCGCCAGCTCCCAGTTCATCGCGGACGGCATTCAGGCGGCCAGCTACCCGACGATGTGGGCTCCGAACGTCACGAACACGAACGCCAACGCCTGGCAGGTCGCTGCGTTCTTCTCGCTCAGCACGGGCGGCGAGAACCAGATCGGCGCGCGTCGCGGAGCGGACATCAACAACTCGACGCAGCGTGTCGAGGACACGTACCAGAGCGGCGACTTCGGAAGCCCGAGCGGCACCGCCAACGCCGTGATGATGTCCGACTCGAACGGCCCGATCCCGGTGGGCACGGTAGGCGGGAGCGCCACCACGAGCTACCCGGTGGCGACGGCCGACGCCTGGGTGGGCATCATCCTGCCGCAGACTTCGATCCCCGGAGCGCCGGGCAACGAGACGAGCAGGGCGACCGACACGTTCGGTCTGGCCGTGTTCGACTCGAATGGCCCGGTCGCGGCGCAGCCCTGGTCGGTGACCGCCACCTCGTCTACCACGTTCCAGGTCGCCACTTCCTGGGTCGGCCTCATCAAGCCTTCGTCGGCCTCGACCGGCGGACTCGTGTCGGCCACGCTGGCTGCCCCGATAGACCTGTCGAACGTCGATCCGACGGTGCTGGGCGCGGCCGGGAACCAGGTGACGATCGGCGCGTCCTTCGTCGGCAGCTCGGCCGGCAGTACCCTGATCACGGCCCTGTTCTACCGTGGGCCTTCGCTGATCTCGCAGCAGACCGTTCCGGGCGGATCCTTCCCCGCCGTGGCCACGGGCACCCTGACGGACTGCTCGGCCCAGTTCGACATCCCGGACGGAACGACCAGGATCAACATGACCCTGGCGTCCCCGAACCACTCGACGAGCGACGTGGTGGGCTGGCAGAGGGCTTTCATGAACCTCGGCACCGACCCGTCCTACCGGACCGGCACGGCCGCCTCAGCGCACCCCGTGTGGTCGTACCCGCAGATCCAGTACGCCGACGACCCGGGCGACGGAAGCGGCTTCGGAGCTTGGCAGACGGTGCCCGGCACGCAGACCAACGTGCCGTCCTTCGGTGTGGACAAGTACCTGGTGTTCCAGGACCACACGATCATCCCGCTGGTGAGCCGCAAGTACCGTATGCGAACCGTGTCGTTCGGCTTGAACGGCGACGTCTTCACGTCGCCGTGGAGCCCGGACTCGAACGCGATGACGTTCAAGGCGCAGAGCTGGTGGCTGAAGGACATCGCGAACCCGTCGAACAACATCCCGCTGAAGGTCAAGTGGCAGGACATGAAGGTCACCCTGCAGGCGAGTTCCGTGCAGTTCCAGGCGCTCGGTGAGAAGTACCCGGTGGTGCTGACCGACGGCTACAAGTCGGACCTACTGCCGCTGTCGATGATCCCCGTGAACCAGGAAGACCACGCGATCTTCATGGACCTGATCACCTCGAACCGCACGCTGTTCCTGCAGTCCGACATCGACCAGGCCTGGTGGGTGCAGTGCATCACTCAGATCGACCGCACGATCCTGGCGACTAATTCGCGCAAGACGAACCCGCTGCGCCAGATCGACCTGACGTTCGTCGAAGTGGAGCCGCTGCCGTGAGGCCGAGTCCGAGGTTCGGCGCCGCGCTGCGCAAGAGCCACACCGTCTACGAGTACGTCGACATCGTCACGAACTCGCACCAGACGATCAAGCTGCACATCACGACCGGCCAGATCACTGTCGACCGGTCCGCGCAGTTCCGCCGGTCGGCCTCGTTCACCTGCTTCGACCCAACCGGCCAGCTGGTCCCTGCGGACGCGAAGGCGGCTCTGTCCCCGACGGGCACGATCATCAAGCCCTATCGCGGCATCCTGTACCCGGACGGCACCTCCGAGGTCTACCCGATGGGCGTCTTCGGCCTGTCGAACGTCGACATCATCGAAGCGAGCCCGACGAACGGCACGCGCGTCACGATCAACATCAGCGCATACGACAGGTCCCGTACGATCTCGAGGCAGAAGTTCCTCCAGACGTATACGATCCCTGCCGGAACGCTGATCACCACGGCTTTCCAGCAGCTCGTGTACCGGACTTTCCCGAACGCCGTCTTCGACATCATCACCAGCCAGAAGACAACGCCGTACGTATTGACGTATGCTGTCGGCGACGACCCCTGGCAGGCCTGCCAGGATCTGGCCATATCGGTCGGATGTCAGGCCTTCTTCGACCCGGACGGCACGGCGGTGCTCTGCCCCCCGGCCGACGTCAACGCCCTGGGATCGCCGGACTGGGACTACATCGAAGGGCAGGGATGTACGATGACGGACGTGGAAGCGATCTACAGCGATGATCCCGGCTACAACGGCGTCATCGTGATCGGCGCGAGCCCGGCTACCGGCGCCGCTCCCGTCATGGGAGTGGCCTGGGACACGGACCCTGACTCGGCGACCTATTACCTGGGCCCGTACGGTCAGGTGCCGCAGATCGTCAACGACTCGAACATCACCGACGTGACTTCCGCGAACAACTCAGCTAGTTCGCTCCTGAACGGCCAGCTCGGGTTCATCACGCAGACCGACATCACCTGCTGGGTGAACCCTGCGATCGACGTGGACGACGTGGTGCAGGTAGAGCGCCAGAACGTGAAGGCGACCGGGCTGTACGTGGTCGACTCCCTGACCGTGCCGCTCGGCAGCTCTACGACCGGCTCCCCGGCGTCCGCCACCACACAGTCAGTCACCCTGCGACAGAAGAGGTCGTGATGGCCAGGAATCGCACTCCGTCCCGCGCGGCCCGCCAGTTCGTCAAGGCACTGGCCGCTCCCGCGCCCGGCTCCGGTTCGATGCCGCCCATGTTCACCGGCTCCGTCACGGCCGTGAACCTGGCGAACGGTACGATCAGCGTCACGCTGCCCGGCGACACTACGGCCACCTCGGGCGTATCGGTGGTCGGCTCTCACATGCCGATCGTCGGAGAGACCGTGGTTCTGGCGCAGCAGGGTCCGCATATCTTCGCCCACGGGCAGGTAGCGAAGGGCGCCGTAGGCCTGGTCGGGCCGGGGCAGAAGACGAACATCGTCTCGGGCGGCAACGACCGCTCCGGGACTTCGCACTTCGACTATTCGACTTCGAAGCTGGTTTCCATCAGCGGAGGCCAGTGGTCTTTCACGGACAGCACTTCCGGGGTTTTCTGGAACGGCTGCGGCTGGTTCAGCGTCACGCCGGCCGGCGACGTCAACAGCCTCGGCTTCCTGACGATCATATCGTCGGCCTGCTCGATCGGCTCCGGCGACCTGACGCTCGGCGGCTTCGCCCAGAACTACAACGGCACGAACATCGGGTCGGGCAACATCCTGATCAACGTCAGGGCGATAGGATGGTGAGGTCATGACGGCCACGCAGCCCCAGGGGCCGCTGTTCAGCGACGGCGCCATCGCCACCGTGGTGCGCGAGCTTGATGCCGCTGCGGAGCGAGTCATCGCCCAGCAGGCGCACGACCGCACCGCCGGTCGCTGCCCCACGTGCGGTCGTGCTCCCCGCGCATTCACGGCCGGCCACATCTACCTCGCGATCGGCTGCATCATGTTCCTGGTGGTCACGGTGATAGGAACGGTGGGCAAGTGAGGCGCTTTAAGCTGCGGCAGTTCATCGTGCGCAAGTCCCCGACCGGCATCGCCATCTCACCGTTCGAGTTCGCGTTCCTGGTCGGCTACCTGATCCCGGTCGGGAAGCTGCTGTGGGAGACGTACATCGGACGGCAGGACCCGACCTTGAAGGCTCTTCCGTTCACCGGCTGGGAGCTCAGTGGCTGGCTGTGGATGCTGTTCCTAGGCGCCCTGTTCGGCACTGTCGGAATTCTGATGCAGGGCTCGCGCCGAGCAGCCCTGTTCGGGCTACAGCTCGAGCGGTTCGGCCTGATCCTGTTCGGCGGTGCGGTCACCACGTACGTTGCCGGTATCATAGGATTGATCGGCTGGCAGGTTGCCAACTTGACCCTGATCAGCCTCGTCCTGATCCTACTGGCGTGCCTCTTCAAGATCCTGCAAATCGGGCAGGCCATCGAAACCATCGAAGCTTCCATCGAGAGGCCGGTCAAGTGAACGCGAGCACGGTTTTTCTCATAGCCGCCATTGGCGGCGCCTTCGCGTTCAGCCGTGACATCGTCCAGCTCATAATCCGCCGTCGCAAGAGGCTCTCTGAGGAAGAGGAGCGCGGCCTGAGGGCCCCTGAGGAAATGCACGGCATCGTGATCAGCAACACGAAGGCCGCTATGGAGCTGCAGAGCGCTGCTATGATGGAAGTGAGGCTGACTCTGGAGGAGGAGCGCAAGGAGCGCGCCGCCGAGCAGGTCCGCCACCTCGAGACCAAGCGCCGCCTGTCCGATGTGACGGCCGAGCGCGACGAACTGATCATAAGGCTTGCCAGGCAGTCGCCGGAGGGACGGATTTGATGCGGCAGAAGACACCGGCTCCGCGAATCAGGCTTCGGCCGCAGCAGCGGATCAAGAAGAAGGTGAAGCGATGACCATTCGCATCGGAGTGGACTGCGAACAGCAGTCGAACCTGATCGCCGACATGGACGGCTTCGGCGCCGAATTCGTGTGCCGATACCTGTCCGACTACCCGTCCGGCAAGAACCTGACGCGCTCGGAGGCCGCGCAGATCCTGGCGGCCGGTAAGATGCTCGTGTCCAACTGGGAGGACGACACGAACGACGGTTCTGGCGGCTTCCAGCAGGGAGTGGACTTCGCAACCCGCGCCAACGCTCAGCATCTGGCGTGCGGTGGGGGGCCGGATGACCCGATCTACTTCTCGGTGGATCGCGGTGTCGGCTGGGGCTCGACCCTGCAGTCGTTCTTCCAGGGAATCAACTCCGTGATCGGCGTGGCCCGCACCGGGGCCTACGCTGACACGGCCGTGCTCGAAGGCGGCAAGGCTGCCGGCGTCCTGGCGTACACGTGGCGCAGCATGAGCACGGGCTGGCCGGGCGGCTCCGGAGGCGACTCCGAGTTCAACATCGAGCAGACCGGATTCTTCAACAACAGCTACGACCGTGACGCGTCGTTCACAGACGACTTCGGCCAATGGGGCGGCCGTCAGGTCAAGCCCACTCCGGCCCCCGCGCCTGTTCCGCAGCCCAAGCCCGTTCCGACGTCCGAGGAGGACGCCATGCAGCAGATCGAGCCCGTCTCGGCCCATCCCGGCCTCTACAACTTCCCGACCGTCAACAAGGGCCACTTCCGCCTGACGGTCGGCGATGGCGGCACAGCGACCGTCAGGGTCGTCGCGTGGAACGCGGCCGGCAACGCCCTCGTGCTGTGCGGCGACAAGGGCGACGGCTACGTCAAGAAGGGCGCGCGGGACTTCCTGATCGACCCCGGAACCGTCTCGCACGTCACCGTTCAGCGGACCGACTCCGGGAACTTCCCGGTCGGCGCCATCGCCTACTGATCCCGACAAGGACCTGATGACCATGACCAAGCAATTCAGCCTGCAGCTGGCGGAGCGCGTACTGACGACGTTCCTGTTCGCCTTCTTCGCGGCGTGGGCCGTCGGCATCGGAACCAATCCGACGCTCCACCAGATCGGCGACCTGTCGGTAGCGCAGAAGGCGGCCGCTGCGGGCGGCGCGGCCGTGGTCCAGCTCCTTCTGGGAGTCTTCGTCGCTCCGCACGTCGGAGACCCGAACTCCCCAGCGTTGCTGCCGTCACGGTGGACCGGAAAGATCCACGCTACCGTCGCGCAGAAGCAGTCGATCGTGGTGTCCGTGGATGACGTGGTGAGCGCGGTCGGGCGGAACCTGGCGAAGAGGCTGGCGCCCGGCAACAACTTCACGGTGATGCACGACGACATCGTGGACGTGATTCTGCGCAAGATGGAGCAGGGCGCCCCGGTCGTCGTCGAGCAGGTGGCGAACGACCTGATCGACCAGCTTGTCGCCGCGCATCCGGTGGTTCTGCCTCACCCTGCGTGAGCGACTGGAGAGTTTTGCCGTTACACGTTACACCGCAGGCCACGAGCCTAAAATGGCGTAACGGATGCCCAGACCGGGCCGTAACGCAAAGATGAGAGCCCCACCGGCTGGAGTAGTACCGGTGGGGCTCTCGTTTCTACCGCCCCGCGTGATGGTCGGGGCGGGAGCTCAGCTGGGCGAAGGCGGGGCCAGTTCGTCGTGGGAGTCTGCGGTCCAGTACTGGACGCCGTGCATCCAGTCGGACGCGTACACCTCCACCTCCATCAAGCTGCGCCCCGCGTACACCGCGTAAGGCTGACCGTTCTGGTCGTAGAGGAACGCTGCGGCTCCGGGCTGCTCTTCGTTATCCATGGCAACCATTAAGCACGGCGGATCGACTGCAGTCAAGTCGGCGCCGTGCTATCGTTTCCGGTATGTCTGATGACCAGCTGAGAAGCCCCTGGTGGGAGTGGGAGAACGCCGAGGCGGTCGGCATCGCGGAGAGGCCGGATACGCGGCGCCTCGATAAGACCCCGGCGCGGGAGCTGTGCCTGTTCTGCATGAGCCATCACGGCTACGGAACCCGAGGGCGCTTCGCGAAGCACTCGGACAACGGTGAACGCTGCCGGGGCTCCGGGCTGTCGAGGGACACCGTGGCGGAGCTGCTGGACGCCATCACGAAGGGCTTTACCGTGCAGGAGTTCGTGGACAGGATGAAACACCGTGCGTAGCCGTGGCTGTGGGTGCGGTGGCTGCCTCACCGCTGTAATCTTCGTGGCGATGCTCGGTGCGCTCTGGACTTACGTGCTGACCGGCAACGGCCGCTGGGTCGCGCTGGGAGTCGTGGGCTTCGCGGTGGTGTATCGTGTCGCGCGTACGGCCCGGCGACGCGGAGCTGCCAAGCGGGGTAAGACTGCCGATATAGCCAAGGGCGCCGTTTGGGCGGCGCAGCGCGGCCTACTGCCCCCGGAGGACGAAGATGTACGAACCCCCTGAGTGGATGACCGAGCACATGCTTGACGCTCTCGGCGGCCGCGAGCTCGTCGTGGAGCTGATGTCCGGCCAGCGAGAGACGCCTTCGACGAACATGGTGACCTGGGTCGCTCAGATGGACATGGAGGGCAGGATCAACCTGCTCGAGCGGCTGCACCGCGACGGACTGCTCACGGAATAAAATGCTGCCGGAGCTATTGACGATCCCTCGGGCCTTCGCTAGATTGGCTCCCATGACAACGACACCGTTTAAACACCGCGAGGCTTGGCTGCAGGCGGCGGCCGGCGAGATCCGCGAATGGTTCAAGGTCGCCGAGGTCGAGGTGCCGCAGCTGCACATCTCGACAGGCTGGTCGAAGAGGGCCGGCAAGGGTATCGGCTGGTGCTGGCGCTCCGAGCATTCGGCGGACGGCGTAAACCAGATCTTCATCTCGCCCGAGCTGGGCGACCCCGAAGGACCGCAGGGAGTCCTGGCGACCCTGGTGCACGAGATGGTGCACGCCTCGGACGATGGAGAGTCCAAGCACTCCGGGCACTTCCGCCGCACCGCCCTGCAGCTCGGCCTCGAAGGCAAGATGACGGCCACCCGCGCCGGCCAGTCGCTGATGAACGACATCCACGAACTGTCGCAGAAGCTCGGCGAATACCCGCACGCCCCGATCACGCCGGGCGCCAGTGGGAAGATCGGCAAGGACGGCACGCGGATGTTGAAACTCCAGTGCCCGACATGCGACTGGTCGTGCCGTACGACGAAGAAGTGGATCGAGCAGGGGCTTCCCACCTGCTTCTGCGGAACCGAACTGGAGGTGAAGTGACCATGGGTCAGGTAATCGTGAAGAACGAGGGCTTGCACGCCTGCGTGATCGGGGCGGGCATCACGGGTCCCGCCGCCGCCATCACGCTGGCGAAGAACGGCTACGACGTCGAAGTGTACGAGGCACGTACCCGCGACGACATGCGAAGCGACGGTGTCCTCGGAATCACCGAGGCCAACTGGAGCCGGCTCGTCGCGGGCGGCGTCAACTTCGAAGACCGCGAGCTCGACAACTACTACACGATCGAGAACACCGGCGAGACCATGAGGTCCGAGTTCCACTACATCGTGTGGACCGGCCTGCATGCCGCGCTCGTCGAGAAGGCCGAGTCCCTCGGTGTCGAGTTCCACTACGGCCAGAAGCTCAACGACTCCAACGCGGCCTACGCCGACTCAGAGCTCGTGGTCGTGGCGACCGGTGTCGGCTCCGCGAAGGAGGTGACGCGCGGCAACTATACCGGCTACGTCGTCATCCGTGGCCTCGCCTACCAGTTCACCGGCACCTCCTGGACCACCGTGATGGGGGAATCAGAGTCGGGCCCGTGGCTGTTCAACGTGGGAGACACGAAGGACGGTGCATCCGTTGAACTGTTCGTGGCACGGCAGCAGGCGCAGATGAAGACTACGTACTCGCCGGTCACGCCGCCCGAGGCGAAGGATCTGCCGATACGCTGGTCGCGCCTGCTCGAGACCGTCCCGCTGTGGCAGACCGCAGCGCTGTCCGACTGGGAGGTGCCGGAGCATCTGATCACGGATCGCGGACGCCCGCTGGTGATGCGCCTCGGGGATGCGAACGGCCAGATGCGCCCGCAGACTTCTATGGGCGCTAACCTGGGGCTGAACGAGGCGGCGACGCTGCCCGTGCACCCCGACTTCGGCTACGAGAACATGCTCCTGCACGACCGGCAGGAACAGTACCACCGTGGGATCGCACTGGGCATCCAGAAGAGCAAGAGGCAGGCCTGACATGCTGATGACGATCTACCGGTACGAGCTGGAGAACGGCGTCGGCCCGTATCGCGGCGCTACGAGCGACGACTACTGGGCGAACCGAGAGCCCTGGCCCGGCTGGAAGAATCTTGTCGACGCGCACAACGGAGATTCGCAGCACCCCACCTGGATCACCGACGGAATCAGGGCCGGGAACCGCGCAGCCTGGTCGTCCGGCTCCTCCAGCTTGAAGCTGATCATGCGCTGGTTCGAAGGCTTCCACGAGGAGCTGCGTGCCGCAGGGTTCCAGCTGATGCGCTACCGCATCCCCGACAGCCGTGTCGAAGTCGGAGACTCCGGGCTGCAGGTGGCCTTCTTCAAGGGCGGCCGGCACGGCGTCCCCGTGAAGCCCTGGTTCAGCCGATAAGTTCAGCCGATAGTGTATGCTCGGTCCCGAAACGGCTCGATGGAGATGGAGAACATGAACACCACGACCGACACCTTGACCTTCACGGACCTGGCGCGCAAGGCGGTGGAGATCGCCGACGCCTCGCCGGACTTCATCTACGTGCCGCCGCCCCCTTTGACCACCAGGGGACCGCGCTGCGCCTACGCGAACCCGGACGGCACCGGCTCCTGCCTGTTCGGTCAGGCGATGATCGCCCTGGGCGCGACCGGCCTGGCCCGCGAGACCACTGGCGGCATCATCAATGTGGCTCCGCTGGTCGGCTTCGTCGAGACCGGTACCCCTGCTGACCGGATGCTTCTCCGTTACGCCCTCGGGAGCGCCCAGGGCAACCAGGACGCCGGCATGCCGTGGGGTCAGGCCGTGTGGCCGCTGCGCCGCTTCGTGAGCGGAGCCTCCGAGTGACGCCTCGCAAGACGATCGCCGCTATCGCCGCTGCCGCCATTGTCGGTGGCGGCGGTGCGGCCATGGCTGCTTCGTCGTTCACCCCGCAGGGCGGTGCCACGTACACGCCGGTCGTGCCGACCCGCATCGTGGACACCAGGAACGGCACCGGGGTAGCGCAGGGCTCGCTGAAGGCGGGGGCTTCCCTGACGTTCACGCCTGCGGGGGTTCCGTCCGGCGCGGCCGCCGTCACGGTGAACCTGACTGTGACGGGTTCGACTGGCGGCGGCAATGTCGCAGTGGATCCGGACGGCGTCGCCCAGACGTCCACTTCGAACATCAACTTCTCGCAGGGCCAGACGGTCGCGAATCAGGACACTGTCGCGGTGGGCGCGGACGGCAAGGTCCGGGTGTTCTACAACGGAACCGGTTCGACGCAGGTGATCGTCGACCTGGAGGGCTACTACGGCAGCGGCGCGGCCCCGGCGCCGAGCAGCACCACGCCGGTGCCCACGACGTCGTCTCCGGCCCCGACAACCACATCGCCTAGCCCGACTGCCACCGGCACCGCGACAGGGCTTCCCGCTGCCCCTGCGGGCTTCACGGACGTCTTCTACGACTCGTTCACGAAGGTCGCGCCGGTAGGGACGTTCGGCACTCAGGACGGCGGCACCGTCGTTTACACGGGTGACCATGGCGGCGGCTGGACCTCATACCCAGACGGCTGGTCGAGCACCTACACGAACGGGCAGCCCGGCTACCAGCCGGCGCAGGTCGCCTCCGTCGACTCGAACGGCTTGGACTTCTACCTGCACAACGTGAACGGTCTGCCGTCCGGGGCTAACCTGCATCCGCTCGTCAACCCGTCTGGTGCGACGCCAGGCTACTTCGCGTACGGCCGCTACTCGATCCGGCTGAAGCTGTCCAACTACAGCCCCGACTACCATGTGGTGCCGCTACTGTGGCCGAAGAACGACTCGGACTGGCAGTCGGCCGAATCGGACTTCCCCGAGTTCGGCACCGACCAGGGTGCCTCGGTGGACGCCTACGCGCATTACGGCGGCTCCGGCTCCCAAGACGACTTCGGCACCCCGAACGACGTCCTGAACTGGCACACGTACAGCGCCTCCTGGACGCCGACCGGCACCACCTACTACGTGGACGGCGTGTCCATCGGAACCTCGACTCACCGCACCTGGTCGCAGCCTGAGCGCCTGCAGCTGCAGATGGAGCCGTCCGGGAAGAACAGCAACACCCCGACGCACGTCTACGTCTCCAGCGTAGAGGTGGACCAGTGGAACGGCTGACGCGGCCCAGCGCCGTATGCAAGGACTGCTGGGCCTCCGCGACCGGGGAAGCCGGCTTGACCCGCGACCTGCTCGGCGGACTCAGGTGGCGAGCGGCCCCCCACCCCGGCCCGCGTTGCACGACGCATCACCGGGCGAAGAAGAGGGCTGACAAGGCGAAGTCCGCCGAGCGGCGCGACAAGTCCGTGTACGGGCTCATGCCGGGCGGCTACGACGAGCTGAAGCGCATCCAAGGCGGTCGGTGCTGGATCTGCCAGCGTGCCACCGGGGCGACCAGGCGGCTGTCCGTCGACCACGACCACGCCACCGACGAGGTGCGCGGGCTGCTGTGCCGTCCCTGCAACTCGATGCTCGGCCACGGCCGGGACGACCCGGAGTTCTTCTTGCGGGCCATGGGCTACCTGGAGAATCCGCCTGCCAACCTGCTGCACCCGTCGTACATCATCAAGAAAGAGGGCTGATATGCGTTACCGTGTAGAGTCGTTCGAGGTCGAGTCCGACGAGGAGTGGGTGCTCGCCGACGGCAGTTACAGCCATGCCGCCGAGAAGATCAAGAGGCTGACCGGCGTGACCGGCATGGGCGACTACGAGATCTGGATCCCCGCCACCGTTCAGGTGGAGTTGCTGCCCGAGCCCGTGAAGGTGGGCGACGTCATCGAAAGCCTCGCCGGCCTGAACGTCCTGAAGAGCCGAACCGTAGTAGTCGACAAGGACGGAGACAGCTGGCAGAAGCACGGCGACAAGTGGTTCATGGCCGGCAAGTCGGACAGCAATCAGCTGCGAGGCTACATGCCCGCCACCGTCGTCTACGTGCCGTGACGGACACCGTCGAATGCGTCGAGTGCGGCGTCACCGTTAAGGTGACGCCGACCGGCAAGTTGCGCAAGCACAGGCAGCCTTCGGCGCAGATGATCGACGGCCCGGAATGCCCCGAAACCGGCGCCTTCCCGAAAGGGCGCTGCGCCTTCTGCGGGAACATCCGGGTCCTCACGGCGGAACGCACGTTCGCACGGCACAACAACCCGATCGGAGACGCCATATGCGAGGGAAGCAGGATGACTGTGGAGCAGCAGCGCACGGCTGTCCCGCCTGCCGAGCAGCCAAGCGGCGTCAGGCCTACTGGGGATGCCCAGAGTGCCACGCCGCCGCCGAGCTCGCCTACCGAAACGGCCACGACGCCGGGCCCGACTCCGCAGCCGCCCGAATCCTCGAGTCCTGCGAACACGATCTACGTGAGCCACCGCTCACCCTCCGAGCAGCCGTCCGTATCGCCCAGCTCGACTGCCCCTGTGGACATCGCCCCGCCGAGCCTCGACGACGCGATGAACGAGGCCCCGAAGCCGAGGGCGAAGCCGAGGAAGCGAGTGCCGCTGGAGGGTGAGGCCCTAGCGCTGTCCGACTGGTTCGACGACCTATTCTTCGAATACCAGCATGCCAGGCCGCGCAGCCTGCAGGCGACGATCGGCCCGAGCGAGATCGGCTCGGCGTGCATGCGGAAGGTCGCGATGAAACTGTCGCAGCGTCCTGAGATCAACCTGGAGAAGGACTCTTACGCGGCCTGGTTCGGCACGCAAGGGCATCTGGGTCTGGAGGAGATGCTGCGCTGGAAGAACGAGAAGCTGCAAGTGGAGCGCTTCCTGGTCGAGGCAGCCCTCGAGTTCGGCTCGGAGGTGATGCCGCACGGGCATTCGGACGCCTTCGACCGGACTCCCACCGCCGTCGGGTTCGACCGGCTGCGCGGAGTTGTGATCGACTGGAAGTTCCCCGGCGAATCGGCGCTGGGCAAGATGTTCCTGGACGGCTGTCCGGAGGACTACCAGGACCAAGGCCACCTGTACGGCTATGGCCAGCGCCTGGCGGGTGAGAACGTGGAGCGCGTAGCCGTGATAGCGTTGCCTCGTGAGCGCGGCGACTTGTCGAAGAAGTTCGTGTGGGTGGCGCCGTATGACGAGGAGCGCGCCATCGCGAAGATCCGGAAGGCTGAGGCGATCAAGCGCCGGCTCGACGAGTACAGGCTTGGCGGCAATCCGGAGCCTTGGAAGAAGGCGCCGAAAACACCCAGCTACCTGTGCCCGTACTGCCCGTTCTACCTGGCGAACGACACGAAGGAAGCGAAGGGGTGCAGCGGTGCCGCGTGAACTGTGCTACTACGGGTCGCGAGATGAGCCGTGCACGCCCGGATTCGTCGAGAGCACGGACGTATACGTGGAGTGGGAGGCGTGCGAGAAGCACCAAGCCGAGATCGACGCCACGCAGCCGGACTACACTGAATGCTGGTGGTCGGAGTACGGCGGCGACTGCCACGGCTTCATGGAGAAGCGCCTCGACCCGTTCGTTGCTGAGGGGATTTACGAGAACGACGGCTGCTCTGAGGAAATGTGCTGCGACTACCATTACTCTCGAAGGGGTGATGACCTGTGATCATTCCGAAGAAGGTCGGCTTCTGGCGCCGCGTCTGGACCGGCCAGAAGAACGAGTGGATCGTATCGGTGCTCGACGGCTACGACACCGTATGGCCGTCGGCAGGGCTTCCGCAGCATCCAGTCCAACAGGAGTACTGGGAGCCAGTGGCTCAGTTCCCTTACACCGAGAAGGGGCATGATGAGGCGGTCGCGTTCATGAACGACCGGCTGGGTCGCGGCATCGAATGCATGATGGGCGTCCGCGTCACCTGGAGCAAATGGAGGCTGGGGTGAGCGTCACCTTCCGCGCGAAGTCGTCGCACTCCATTCACTGGAGTAGCTGCATGACCATTGCGGACGCCAATGTCCCCGCAGTGCAGAACCTGATTCGAGCCGGCTATCAGATCGAGATTCAAGAGGAGCACATCATGACCCAACCGACCACAGACCCGAGGGACCTGCCGCGTCCCGGCGAGACCGTCATGAAGTTCAAGGGCAGTCCGCACCTGCCAGTCAACTACACGTGGAACCGGACGAGCACCATGGATCCGGGGACGCTGACGCTGGTGGTGCCGCTCGAGGACATGGAGAAGATCGAGGGCGCGGGTCCGGCGCTCGCCAACTCGAACATCGCCTCCGAGTTCGAGATCGTCGTCCGGATCAAGAAGTCGTTCAAGCCGGGCCACTACCAGCTGAAGCGGCGCGGCCCGCGCGCCTCGGCGATCTACTATTCGCTGCCGCCCTGGGAGAAGCCGGAAAACAAGTCGGCCCACAATTCGAACGCTGACGACTGGCAGCGTGTCGAGGTGAAGCCGGCGTGAACATGGTGAAGGTGCGAGTTGCCGAGGGGCGGTTCTCGCTGTACTGTAGGCGGGATGGCGCCCTGGGCATCATGAACCCGGACACGAAGGCGCCCGCGACGAACCTGGAAGTCCTCGGGCTCGAATACTCCGAGGACTCCGATAAGCCGTACTGGACCAGGGGGCTCAATGCCCGGCTGATCGCGGAACGGCATGTCGCTCAGCTGAACGACGCGAGAGGAACCCGCAATGAGTAGCACCACCGACTGGGGTACTCCGCCCCAGAGCCAGGAGCCGGAGTGGGGGACGCCGCCGCCGGCTCAGCAGCAGGCTGCGACGCCTGCTGCCGCCGAGGCCCCGGACATCAACGAGACGCTGGACGGCGGCGGCGTCAAGTCGTTCAGCTTCGACGCCCCGATCGGCACGACGGCCGACGGCCTGATCGTGGAGATCCCCAAGGGCAAGCAGAAGATCGACTTCTACTCGAAGCAGCCGCTGTACTGGGACGCCAACAAGCTCGTCGAGACGAGCCGCAACGCGGCCGGCGAAGCCCTCACGCCGGCCTGGACGTACCCGATCCACATTCAGACGAACCTGCGCACCTCCGAGGACGACGACGGCATCCGGGCGATCTTCTTCGAGTACAAGAAGCTCGCCGCGTTGAAGGACGCCCGCAAGGTGGCCGGGGTCGACAAGGTCGAGGTCGGCGGCCGCCTGATGGTGCGCTACCTGTCCGGCGGCCCGAAGGACCCGAACCCGAACGCCACCCGTAACAAGGTGTACGGCGTCAAGTACTTCCCGCCGGGCAGTCCCGAGGCGGCCGAACTAGTCCGCGCCCAGCCGACCGTTCAGCTGCCTCCATCGGCTCCCCCGGTTCAGCAGCCGATGGCCCAGCCCGCGCAGCAGTCGTGGGGTACCGGAGAGGAGCCCCCGTTCTGATGAGCCGCTACGTCAACGCCGGCATCAGCACCCTGCTTCTCGTCGTCGTAATCCTCATCACGATCCAGAACATCCAGAAGCACGACGGCGCCCTCAGCTACCTGATCGACGTCCTGCTGCTCGCCCTCGTCGCGCCCAGCTGTGTCGGCGCTTGGCTGATGGTCAAGAACGGAGGTGAGAAGAAATGAGTCACGGAGATTCGGAGCAGGTCGAGGAGCTGAAGGTGCAGCAGCTCACGGCCTCGACGCTCGAGATCCAGGCCCGCACGGTGGCCAACCTGCTGAGCACGAAGACGTTCACGGCGTCTTCGATCGTGGACGCGGTGTCCTCCCTAGACCTGGACCGCCTGGTGGTTGACGTTCGTCACCACTGATCCAGCCTCGCCGCCCCGGACTATTGACAGTCCGGGGCGGTTTGCTGTTGACTCGACCTATGAGGCTGACGGTGGAGATGAATTTCCGGATCCACGTCTGCCCGGTCTGCGGCCGAAGGGCGCCATACCAGGCCGTCTTCGTCGAATACCGCCAGGCCGGCGCGTATGTCCGCGCCGTTGCCACCCAGCCTTGTGACCACCAGAAGGACGACTGATGTTCATCATCGAGAACCGTGGGGTCCGCGCCGAGGGCAGCTACCACAAGCTGGCTAAGGCGAAGCGGGAAGCCTTGAAGCTGTCCCGCCGTGAACGCGGCGAAGTCGAGGCCGGCCATGTGTGGCAGCAGCTGCGCGACGGCTCCGTCAGTCTCTGCATAGACGACGGTTTCGACTCGTATCAGGTGGGTATCGTCGTTCGTGAAGACAACTAGGGAAGGCACATCGTGAAGATCCGACTCACCAACAGGACCGCACTCCAGAAGCTCGCGGACGCGGCCGCCGCAGCGCAGTACCTGCGGCACATCGTCGACAAGACGTCGAGCCACGTGCACGACGTCGAAGCCGAGAACGGCATCGTCATCCTGAAGCTGCACGCCTCCGACGCCGTGTCCCTCGGGGCGCTCGCAGAAGCGGGGCTGCGGTAAGTGAACCTGTGCGGAGCCGTCAAGGACCCCACACCCGGCTGCGACTGCACCGGGTGTGGGGAGATCCGTGCTGTGAAGAGGCGCCGGGACAAGCTTCGCAAGCTGGGCCGGGGGGCGTACACGTCTCAGGCGCAGACGGCTCGCGGCCGCGCGAGGCTGCAGGCTTACTACGAGTCCGGGGTGTCGAGCACGCGTCTGGCTGCGACGTTGGGCTGCGCCGTCGCCACGGTGCTGCGGCATCTGAAGGGCGGCGACTACCGGATGCGACGCCAGCTGTTCGACAAGGTCATGGCGTACGATCCGCAGCCCGACGCTTTCGACGGGAAGAAGCGCGGCGGCTCCCTACTGGACAACACGGGCACGCAGCGGCGCCTGCGGGCGTTGAACGCCGAGGGCTTCGGGTCGGAGTTCATCGGCGCTCGGATGGGTGTGCACGGCCGCTATATCGCTGACCTCATGCGGGGCGCAGGCGGCGAACACGTCACCTATGAGATGAAGCGCGACGTCGCACGTGTGTACGAAGAACTGGCCGGCAAGGACCCGGTCGCCCTCGGCATGACGCTGAACAACGTCAACGCCTTGAAGTCCGGCGCGAAGAGAAAAGGCTGGTTGACGTCGATCTGGTGGGACGACGACACGATCGACGACCCCGGCGCCAGCCTCTACCCGAAGCGCGAACGACGCGGCATCGACGAGATGGCCGTAGAGCGGGCACTGGGAGGCGAGCCCATGGAGCTGACCCGCGAGGAGCGAGGCGAGGTTCAGCGACGCCTGGCGGCCAGCCTGGAGGCCGTGCCGATGGACTCTATGGGCGGACCCAACGGTTACAGCGACCCTCGCGTCGTCAAGGCGGCCAGGGGTCTCGGTGTCGAAACGGCCAGGGTCACCCAGTCCATCTCGACCTACCGCAAGAGGATGCAGGATGCTTGAGACGCCGTGCATCGAGTGGGAAGGGCCGCGCGATAAGGACGGCTACTTGGCAGAACAGTTCGGAATCACGCAAGGAATGGTGAGCCAGATAGTGCGCGGCGCCAGCTGGACACACGTGGACACTTCTCTATGCTTAGCCAATAGTCGGCACAGGTCGGGGAATCGAGGTTCGCGCAAATGACCACAATGCTAGAGATAGCCCTCAAGGCAGCGCGAGCCGGGTTGTACGTGTTTCCCTGCCAGCCTGGCGACAAGCGCCCCGTCTGGACGCCTAGCGGCAGACTTCGCTGGGGCGCCGCCGCCACGACGGATGAGTTGACTATCCGTGATTGGTGGGGCGTAAAATGCCCGACGGCCAACATCGGCGTGGCTTGCAAGCCGTCAAAACTACTGGTGGTCGATTGCGACAAACCTAAGAGCCCCGTCAAGCCGGCGGGATTCGAAGACTGTTCCGACGGCGCCGATGTGTTCGTCGCGCTGGCCGAGCGGGTATCGCAGCCCTTCCCATTCGACACGCTGACCGTGCGCACTCCTTCCGGTGGTTTGCATTACCTATACCGGAACACCGAAGACATGCCGCTGCGGAACTCGTCGCTGCTGCGCGGCTGGGTTGACATCCGGGCCAACGGCGGCGACGATGGCGGTTATGTCGTCGCGCCCGGATCGTCCAGGGGCGACGGAGCCAAGTACGAGGTCGAATACCGTGCCCCGATCATGGCGGCCCCGCAGTGGCTGCTCGACCTGTGCGCCCCAGAGCCTGCCCGGCCGGCGATACCCGCGACGAGCCGGCCGGGCAGCACCATCCCTTTCAACGGCAGCGGAGGAAACATGTCAGGCATCGTCAACAGCGTTCGCTACGCCCAGGAAGGCAACCGCAACCAGGCTCTGATGTGGGCGGCGTGCAAATTCGCGGAGGAGCCGCTGCACATCGCCGAAGCAGAAGCCGAACTCGTCCCGGCCGCCATGGAGGCCGGCCTGCCGCGCGGCGAGATCCTCGCCACGATCGCCTCCGCCTACCGAAGGGTGCAGGGCCGATGAAGCTCATAAGCAACCCTGAGCCTCCGCACCACTGCCCGCTGCCGAGGACACCCAATGCCGCGAGAGCCCTCTTCGGTGTGGAGCTGCAGGTGGGTGCTGTCATCAAGTGCGACGAGTGCGGCTGCAAGTGGAAGATCTCCGGCTTCACGCCCGACCGTGGCGTCCTCGAGATCGACTGGCAGGTCGTCGAGCCGCCCGCACCCCCTCCGCCTTCGATCGATCGCGAGATGGTTTACTACAACCGATGAAGCGCGACGAGGTCGACAAGTTCCTGCACACCATGTTCACAGTACCGGAGGCTGAAGTGGACAAGCAGAAGCAGAACCCTGCGTCACTCGTGGTGACGGTGGTCTTCATCGCGATCATCGTGTCGCTCGGCATCTGGGCGGTCATCGAGATCCTGCGCGCTGCGGGGCTGGTGTGACAGGCTGGGAGGACGGCTTCAGGCTGAACATGATCCCGCTGGGAGCCACGGCCGCCTGGATGACGGCTCTGCGTAAGCAGGAAGGCCAGTGCGGGCACTGGAGTAAGGGCCGGCCGCCCCAGCAGTGCCAGCAGTATCTGAACGGCGCGGCACGCCTCTTCCTCACCCCGGACGGCGTGCTGATGTGCGGCAAGCATCACGACCAGGATCGCCTAGCACGGCGGAGGAAGTGATGGCGCACTCCGATTACAACCGATGGAGCCACGGCGACTTCAACGACGGCCGTGGCACTGCAGGCCCGGAACGCGACCGTGGCTATCTCGACCGCCTGATCGACCGCGACACCGAGGTCGGGCACTGGCTGTGGAAGGGACGCGTCAACTCGTGGGGCACACCTGTGCTGCCCGGCCCGGAAGGCGAAGTGGTACTGGCCGCCGAGGTCGTCTACCACCTGTGGCTCCGTATGGTGCCGCAAGCGCCGTTTACACGACGCTGCGCCTTCAAGGCGTGCGTCAACCCGGAATGCTTCAAACACCCCCGCAAGCGGGGCATAACGAAGAAGGCTGACTGATGGACAAGAACGCCCTGCTCGACCAGATGAACATGTCGGCCCAGCGTCACCGCGAAGACGCCGACAAGTCCATCGCCTCCGCGCAGCGATACCTGGACGCCGCCGCGCACCTCGCCGAGATCCCCGAGGACATCCTCCTCGACCTGCTCGGCGGAGACGCCTACCAGACGGTGTTCCTGACTGGGCAGGTCGCCCCCGAGCCCACCGAGCAGCCGGTGGTCCTCACCACCGTCACAGACACGGACGGCACTCCCGTCAAGCTCGGCGACACCGTGCAGATCCTCAAGCCCCTGTGGGGTCGCAACGGCCTGATCACCGGTACCGTCGAGGTGCTGCACAGCGAGCCGGAGAGGGCGCTGATGCCGTTCGGTGTGCGCGTCCCCGGTGTCGACGCCCCCATGGCGCTCGGGCCGGCCGAGATCCGCAAGCTGTAGACGAGCCCTGATGAAGGATGCTACTATCGTGACAGTCAGCCCGGAGCCGGCGCAGACATTCCGCACCAGCAGCGTAGACCCGACGGGAGCCGTATCCTTCACCGACAAGGTGATCGTAGGTAGCCTCGCGGAGACGAAGAAGTGGACCGAGAATCAGTTCGCCGGCGACGGGCTTTCGCCTGTCCGGTGGACCCGGTTCCGCTGGCTCAACTACACCACCCGCTGTATGCTTTACGGCGACCGTGAAGTCGGGGAAGGCGTCCTGCCGTTCCTGCTGGCCGTCATCGACAAGGAAGCGTAGATGGTCAGTACTCCCCACTACACAGACCCGGAGGCGCAACCTCCCGGCATGCGATTCTACTCGATCATCGGCGAACGCATGGACCGAGCTTGGGCCGAAGCTGAGGAACTGAAGCGGAACGGCCTCGACCACGTCGAAGCACACCTGATCATACAGTGGCGTTCGATGACCCGCGAAGCGCAGCGAGAGCTGCTTGCAGCATGGAGGAAGATCAAGTGAACTTCGAGACCCTGGATTCTGGTACCCGCGCCGAATACGACTCGGGGATGGTGCGCGACACCGAGGAAGGCAAGGAGCGGTTCGACCTACTCCTGCCGCTCGACACGCCGTACGAGGCGCAGCTGGTGGTGCGCGCCAAGGACATCGCGCTCGCGGAGATCGAGCCGATCGACGCCAAGTCGGACCTGAACGCCGTGCTCGGTGACCTGAGCGCCAAGGTCGACGAGCACATGACCCGCTGGCTGCTCGAAGACCACAGCAAGGACTACGCGGCCCTGGCGTTCGCCGAGATCACCTGGATCGTGGACGTCATCTGGTCCGCCCAGAACGGCAGCCTCGACCAGGCTCCCTACGAGGATCTTCCGATGACGCGCCTCGCCGCCCTCATGGCCCGTGGAGCCGTCAAGTACGACGCCCGCAACTGGGAGAAGGGCAACGGCCTCGCGGAGCTGCTGCGTGCCTATTCGTCCGGGTTGCGGCACTGGCGGAAGTTCGTCTCGCAGCAGGGCGACGAGGACCATATGGCCGGTGCTCTGTTCAACCTGCTGTCCGGCGACTACTACCAGCGCAAGCTGAAGCGCGGCTGGTGGAACGAGGAGGAGCGCTACCCGTGGCTCAGCTTCGTGCCGGATCTCGTGGACACCCTGAAGCCGGAGTACATCACGATCAACACACTGATCGACGCGTACCCGGCCGGCGAGGAAGGTGTGGGGCAGATCGAGCAGGGGCGCGTCGTCGGCTTCAACCAGGGGCGCGGACGCGACCAGGACGCTGACACAGTCAGCTTCATGACCGGCGACGCCAAGATACGCTGGGCGTACCGCAGGAACGTGAAACGCCATGCCGGCCCGACGCTCTGCGACAACGACTGATGAGCAACAAGGCCGCAGCCGCCTACCACGGCGCCGACACCCTGTCCGATCTGAAGTGGCTGGCCGTAGACCTGGACGGCACACTGTTCCGCAACAACTGGTCCCCGGAGAACCCGGATGCCGGTGTGGGGGAGCCGATCTGGGCCAACATCCGCAAGGCCTACGAGGCGTATGAGGCCGGCTACAAGATCGTCATCCACACCGCCAGGGCGTGGGCCGACTACCAGAAGATCGAGAAGGCTCTGACCGGCATCGCCTTCCCGTTCAAGGCGATCGTGTGCGGCAAGATCCTGGCCGCCGCGTACATCGACGACAGGGCGATCCCCGCCGACCATCCCGACTGGCTTACCGCCGTCAAGGAGATCAACTCGTGAGCGACCGGATTCAACTGCAGGTGAAGGCCAGCGACCTGTTCGTGGGCGACTGGGTGCAAGGGTACGACGCCCCCTGGTGCGTCGAGCAGATCCAGATCGTCGCTACCCCGACCAGGGCGTACGGCAGGCGGCTCACGCTTGCTCGCGAGCATGGCGAGGAGGTCCGCGAGCTGGATGTGGCCCCGGATTCCCTGCTGACCGTGGCGCGCCCGCTGGGCGAGGACTGATGGGCGAGGATACTCTCGAGCCGCCGCCCCTGATCCCTCCGGCCAAGTCGGTGCCCGAGGATCTGGTCGAGCCTCAGGTACGTGACCGGCAGGACGTGATCTGCTGCTGCAACATCTCGGAGACCGGGTTGAACTGCACGCGCGTCGCGATCTACGACATCGTGTTCGAGCAGGGCTGCATCCACACGCGGCCCTACCCGGTGTGCATCGCCCACCGCGACCTGTACGAGTGGGCGATGCGGACCCAGGTGACGGAGGAGACCGAGGTCGGCTGCTTCCAGTGCAAGCCGCCCCTGCAGCTGGGCAGGCTAGTCGAGTTCAAGCCGTTAAGGAAGGTGATGTCGTGACCGCGAACCGAGCCAATCGGAAGGCTTTCGCGAAATGCCGCACCGTCCTCGAGTCCCTTCCGGACACCCCGGACGGCATCGCGGCGCGCCTACGCGAACTCGATGTGACCGGGATTCCGGGCCGTTCTCGCAGCTGCGCGCTCGCAGCGTTCCTGAAGCAGCAGACAGGCCGGCAGTGGGATGTGTGGATCGGCGGACCTGACGCCTATTTCGCGCAGCTGCCGTACGACTACGGTCTGGTGGAGCTGGCGGCGCCGGTGCGGTACTTCGTGAACCGTTTCGACGACCGGGCCTACCCCGACTTGATCAGAGAGGACTGACATGCATCAGGACGTTGAGGGCGACGAGGAGCGCCGCACCTATCTGCTGGCGGCGCCGGAGCCGGCGAACGTGGGTGTTGCGATGGCGCGTGCCCGTGCCGAGCAGCACCGCGTGGCTTCGATCCCGCTGTACGGTTCCTGCTGCGGGGGCGCCATCGCCCTCGGGGTGAAACAACATACCGCATACTGCACGACTATGCAGTCGGATGCGGCGAAGCTCGAGGACGCCTACCCGCAGTACCGGCAGCAGGACACCGAGCCGAACATCATCTGGGCACGGCGCATCGCCAACCCGGACTGGGAGCTGCACCCCGGCATGTGGATGGCCGGCGTCACCGCGAACATCGTGCGGCTCGCGAAGGACTTCATGAACATTCTGCGGGTATTCGAGCTCGATGTCGACACCGTCGAGGAGGTTGTGCTGAACCCGGTGACCGCGCAGGCGCTGCTGCTGCAGGACGGCGACGACACGATGCTCGCGCATATGCTGTTCGGCTTCAAGCTGAGTGTGTCGCCCCTCGTGCCCGGCTGGAGGGTGCTGCTGTACGACGGCGCACTGTACTACGGTGAACGGCAGCTGCAGTCGTGAGCGGCCACAAGCGGGAAGTCAAGGAGCTGCTGGCGTACGCCGAATCACGTGGCTGCGAGGCCGTGATAGGCGCATCAGGTCATTGGAAGATCTATCTCGGCCCGCACCTCGTCACCACGATCGGGTCGACGCCCTCGTCGCCCAGGTCCATGAAGAACTCGCGGACCTTCCTGGATCGCAGGCTGCGGGAACTAGAGACATCATGACCCTGACCTGGTACACTACGCGTAGCGCGTCCCTTCACGGACGCTCTTGTCAAGGGAGTTCGTGAATGCGCATCCTTACCTGGGACTGTGAAGTCTCCCCGAACATAGCCGACGTGTGGGGGCTGTGGAACAACAACGTTTCCCTGGCCCAGCTTCGCGAATCCCAGCACATGATGTGCTGGTCGGGCAAGTGGCACGGGGAGCGCGGGGTGTTCTCGTATCGCGGCGAGGGGATGGTGAAGGCACTGCACGCACACCTGGACGAGGCCGACGCGGTCGTGCACTACAACGGCAAAGCCTACGACACGAAGCACGCCCAGCGTGAGTTCGTCGAGGCAGGCCTCGGCAAGCCTTCACCGTACGCGCAGATCGACCTGCTGCAGATCGTGCGACGCAACTTCAAGTTCCCGAGCAACAAGCTGGACTACGTGGCCGGCCAGCTTCTCGGGCAGCGGAAGCTGCAGCACGAGGGCCACACCTTGTGGGTCAAGTGCATGGCCGGCGATGAACTGGCGTGGCGGAAGATGATCCGCTACTGCGAGCAGGACGTGCGGATCACGGAACGGCTGTACGACCATCTCCTCGGCTGGATCGAGCCGCATCCGTCTGTCCCCCTGCGGGATGGCACGGAGTCGGGGTGCCCCAACTGCGGAGGCTTCTCCCGGCAGCATCGCGGCTACGCGTACACGCCGACCCGGAAGTACATCCAGTACCGGTGCAACAACTGCGGACGCTGGTACCGGGGCGCCCACAGTGTAACTTCGACCGACGCGAGGTAGTCGTGAATCATACGCGCGTCCGCACGGCGCGCGCCTGCGACATGTGCGGCAAGACATATTTCCCTCGCACGGATCAGCTGAACCCGATGTTCTGCTCCATGCTTTGCAAGAACCGTGCGCCCCGCAAGGCGGTTGAATCTTTAACCTACTCGCAGCTGCATGTTCGAGTGCGCAAGGAGCACGGTTCAGCAGTTCTGTACCCATGCTCGTCTGGGTGCGGACGAGTG